GTGGGAGGTAGAGAGTGAGTCGGTGTTCATTTTGTGGGTTGGAAGGTTGGACGGTGTGCCCTGAGTGTGACAGGGCAACCAGAGCGGGTGCCTGTATGCATTGTGGCGGCACGCTAGGACACAGCGGTGATTGCAAGTTGAATGAAATAAAAAACAAAGGAGATGTAATTAATCATCCCAAGCATTACAATTCGGGCAAGATCGAGTGCATTGAATACATCGAAGATCAGCAGCTTGGTTTTCACCTTGGAAATGCAGTGAAGTACATTTCCAGAGCTGGCAAGAAAGATCCCAACAAAACGATTGAGGACCTAGAAAAAGCGATCTGGTATATTCGCCGGCACATCGAAGTGGAACGCTCAAAACTTCAAAACCGACCGACCGTCAGGCCAAATGATATGCCTCAAGAGCGGCTGGCGGCTTCAATTCAAAACTTGAATGGCACGCAAGAACATCCCATGATTGTGAAGGATGATGACAAGCGAGAGGTTTCAAGAGCTAACTGATAAAATTTTGGAGGACGTGAAGCGGGCACTACCAGCGGGGGTTCGTGTTGCGTATTTGAATGTGCTTCAGATTTATTCACTCACGGGGCTCCCAATGCATGAGATCCTGGAATGGGTAGAAGTCACTTAGGAAGCTACAGGCGGCACAATCCAAACGCTGGTTCAGATGCCGCGTGGTGGGCGGAGAGGTTGAGGAAGTCATGAGCGAAATTTTAAATGATTTTGAAAGGTACATGGACAAGCATGGACTGGTTCAACCCAATGGCAAGACCGGCGGCAACGGTGTGTTGTACACTGCCGAGGCGATTGTGTCGCTCGTGGATCGGCAAGCGATGACCCGAGAATTCAAAGCCAAGCTGGAGCTGGCGTATATGAGCTGCATCCATCCAGCGGTCCTTTATGGACTTCCTATTCGCGCTCCAGGGCATGCCGACCAGGAGGGGCCAGATGATTTCGTGGGATGGGCAGCGGCTTCAAAATTCCTGGGCCGAGCGGATTGGGCGTATCAGATCCTCAAGTATGGCAGGGAAAATCCAGTGAAGTTGTGGCGAGGGCTGATTAAGCTGAGATATTTTTACAACAACGTGATGCCGGGCACTCCGTGGCATCCGTGTAACGAGGAGCAATGGGCAAAGCTGCCGTGGTGGTCAAAGTTTCTATCGAAGATCACGTTCGCTCCGAAGGGGCATAAATTCAACGCAAGCGCATGGCTTGGTAGACAGCCGCAGCTTATTACGACCCTTCAGTTTGCAGCAGGAGAGCCAGTGCATTGGTTGAGGAAGTGGTATTGGCGAATGGTTGTTTCTCTTGCGGAGCTAGCCAAGAAAGAAAAGCACGACACCTGGATACTGACGTATTTGAGTTGTCGCGTGGCCTCGGGGGCAGACCCAAAATGTAACGAGCGGATTAAGTCCTGGTTTCGCGTGTTCAAAACGGTGTATCCGCGAGGGACAGGCGAGTTGTATGGAGATTACTTCAACAACTGGTCGCACCCTTTGTGTAAATGGAATCTTGACCGCTGGTAAAAGATCAGGGTAGGGTCAATTTTCAAGGAGAGAGAGAAGGTGAAAGATGTGTGTTTGTAATCCTCAAATCCGAACGCCGTGGTGTGGAGGTCCAGGTTGCGCACCTCCCAAGCAAGAGCCCAGGATTGGCCAGCGTGTCGATCAAATGGAGCGCACGTTACGTTTGGCCTATTACACGCTCGGAGAGTTTAATCAGCATAGGTTGTCTCACAAATGGCTAGTTGAGCTGGAAAAACGAATCGGGGAGGTCTTGGGTGTTGATCCAAAGGGTGAATCGTCAAGGGGAGTCACGACTGAAAACCGGCCTGGAAGTGATCGAGCAGTCTCAGAAGGCCATCAAGCAGGCGCTTTCGATCCTGGAAGCCCAACGTCAGGACATGGTGACGGCCAAGGCGTTTGAGGATCTGAGAGAGGCTGAGGCATGGTGCCGAGCGGCTGTAGTGCAGTATCGAAGTGAGGGACCGGATGGTTCGTAGTTTTCTGTTGGTGTGGTTTGCGCTGGCATTGGAGGCCGCACTGTATTGGATCGGGCGCTTTGTGTTGATCCCGCTTGAAACCCTGGCTGAAGAGAGCACGAAGGCCATTAAGCGTGCCAGGGGGCGTTGCCACATCCAGCGAGGACAGTTGAATCGCTTTGTCAACCATGAGAGAAATAAGAAAGTTGGGGGATAGCACTCAAGGTGAGAGCGCCTGGCTGTGGAGGGAAAAGATTGCCTGAAGTGTCTGGGGATTGGGACGATACGATGAGAGATCGGAAAGAGTACATCAGGGCTTATCAAAAGAAGTGGATCGCCGATCGTCGCAACAAATGGATTCAAGAGAACGGCCCTTGCAAGATTTGTGGCAGCTCAGAAAACCTTGAAATTGATCACATCAATCCAGAGGAAAAAGAGTTTTTCCCAAGAGAGTTATGGTCTAGAAATGAAGAGACGAGAAAAAAGGAATTAGCTAAGTGCCAGGTTCTTTGCAAGAAATGCCACAAAGAGAAGTCGAAGGAAGATTGCAGAAAAATGTTTTCTGGAAAACCAATTCCTTCTCTTAGGACTGTATCCAAAGAAACTATAAGAAATATTTTAATAGAAATTTTAGTCAAGGGCAGACCGCAAAGAAAAGTAGCTGAAGAGTTTGGCATCACTAGAGGTTTGATTGGTTCAGTTTTATATCAGGGGACTTGGTTTGACGTGATGTCAGAATTCAAAAAAGAGTTTCCTGAATGCTCCCGAGTGGCGGACAAGTAGGCGCGACTCACTGTTAATGAGTAATATGTAGGGGCGGTACCTACCTCGGGAGCCAAAAAAAGTGGAGCAAGTAGTAGAGGAGGCCGGAGCATCCCGGCACGAAGCAAAACACCGCCTTTGATCTCTCTCTTTTGCTGAGGAGAGGACCGGCGGAGATCGAAGGTGCAAGTCCTTCCTGCTCCACCAAAAGGAATCCAATATCTGGAGGGCAAGGCAATGGAATGCGAATATTTGATCTGCTCAAAGTGTAAGTGGGAAAATCACATTGATCCGGCATGTGAGGTCCCACCAGAGCTATACACTTGCGATGACTGTGGCCATCCGTTACGCGATGCTCAACGTGCGGTTCACGAGCCTCAGCAGAGTGCTTAAGGTTTTGATGTTTTTGTAGTTGACGAGCTGAGAGTGCCTAGTACAGTGTTCGTACATGGCAGGAGAGAGACAGGTGATGGTTTGTCCTAAGTGTGGAGCGGAAATTTCTCCGCAAAAAACATGTGCCCCTCACAAGTATCCTGCGTGGGAAAAGCCTACTGTCTCTCAACTTGCCAGACGAGAAGGACAGCTTTATCCAGTAACCAAGATTGAATTTGAAGGCTTCATCGTGTTGATCAAAGGGGTCGTCGCGAGTGTGAAGGTGGAGAAAAAAGATGGGTGACGTAGTGAAACTTAAAGGAGGCAACATGGCAAACAAGCAAGTAAAACTGAATCGGCGGCAAGTGGATTGGGTCAAAAGCATTCTGGAGCAGCCTGCACAGGGCACTCGGCATACGGTTCGAGATATCCGGCTCCTGGATCTTGCATGTGCTTTACTCGATCAACACAGAGCCGTCTATCCCGAGCCGCCGGCAGGTCGGGCGCTTGGAGCTGGAGAGAAATACACCGACGAGGAGCAAAAGCAGCTCCAGGTCCTTCAGCACGAGCACGCTGTAAAGTGTAAGGCTATTCGAGATGAAGAGGTCACGCTGGATATGCCTGAAGGTGTGTTTGTTTTGGTTCGTGAGCGCCTGGCGAAATTCAACGACTACAATCCTACTCCCGAGGTCCGAAAGGAAGTTATCAAGATCGCGGATGCATTTGGGATTGAGTAAATCCCATGCGTTCAACTCTGATGATCGTAGCGGCGTGCCTGGCTTTTGCTGGGTGCGCCGTTCGCAATAGTGGGTTTTCTGTTGGAAACTACACGGTCACTCGAAAATGCTCCACAACGTCAAACGGAGAAAATGTTTGTACGAGCGCCGTTGCTTGGAGCTGCAATGAGCTGACCGGCTTTTTCCAGCGGGATCGGGTTGTTGCAATTTGCGAGAGTGCTGCGGAATGCAACAAGGTATGCGCTGAGGCTCAAGCTGAGAGAGACAGGGAGGGGAAATGAAAACGTGTGTACTTTTGGTGTGTATGGCTCTGATCGGAGTCGGGTGTGCAAGCAGTAAGCTGATGCGATGCCCGATGCCGGTTGAGGAACCAGAAGTCATGGAGTGCAATAGTCAGGTGAGAGATATGTACAGGATGTGTAAAAAACCAAAGCACCTGTATCGCTGTGAAGATCCGAGATGAGTCGTTGTAGCGGGCATTGCTGTAAGGATTTTACGCTTCCATACTCCCCAGAGGAGCTGCGCTGGAAGGCAACGCTTGCTAGGCGATCCGGCCAGACCCAGGATGATTTTGTGAAGGTTGCCGATATGGTGATCTTCAAGCGAAAGGACTGGTCATGCTCCCAGGACTATCGGGGTCAGAAAAAGATGCGCCGACCGAGGCGCTGGGAGCGGAATGCGTTTTATCACTACACATGCAAGCACTGGAATGCGGCCAGCGGTGATTGCATGGATTATGAGAATAGGCCGCATATGTGCCGGAATTTTCCATACGGCAAGGGTTGTCGGTATCGAGGATGTACGGCCACTTGTGAGGAGGCAATTGTGGGTGAAGAGAAAGAAATCAAGGAAGTGAAGCAAAAGGAAACTGAGGAGCATTTGGTCACAGAGCGGTTGACCTTCAAGCTGACTCAGGAGGAGTACGCCGACAAAGGCAAGGAAGCAGCAGAGAAGGCCAAGGAGCTAGGCGAGGTTGAGCGGGAATTTGAAAGCATCAAAAAGCGATTCAAAGGCCGCATTGAAGAAAAGCAAGGCGAGCTGGACGATATCCTGAAAACAATCCACAGGGGCGAAGAGGAGCGAACGGTCGAGTGCGTACAAGTGAAGGACTACAAGCGGCACATCGTGAGCTATGTATTCAAGGGCGAAGTCATGAAAGAGCGCCCGATGGAAATGCATGAGCGGCAAATGGAATTGGTCACAGAACGCAAGGCTGTGAAGCGCGATCCCGAGGCCGTTCGCAAGGAGGATGAGTCCAAGATGCGAGAGCATTTAGGCAAGATGGGCGTGGGTGATAACGGACGCAAGGATATTGCTGATGTGATTCGCCAGGAAACCAACGCGAAAACGAAAGTGGATCTCGTTCAGTGAAGAACACTCGCCGGATTTTTGGAGTAGCGCCGGACGGATGGGAAGTGGATAGACCGGAGATGGTCGTCACCGTAGGGCTTGCCTACGACGCCTACAAAAAGGCGATGGTCCCGAAGCTGTGGCGTGAGTGCTACAAAAAGATCAAAGCACAAATGCCTCTTGTAAATCCTGACCTGGACTTCTTTTGGAGCGAAATCACAGCTTTCAACAATGAAGGGTCGATTTTATTTGAACGGCGCTACTTCACTCCGGCAGAGAACAGGAGAAAGTTGAAATGAAGGTCAAAGGCACCCTACTCATTATGGATGGTGAGGCAGACACTAGCGGGGACCGGATTGATCCGAGCGGGGTGGATATTCGTCAGAAGATTACGGTCACTCGAAACTTTGACCTGAGTTTTGGAAGTATCCTTGGAATTGGGGATGTGAAACAGGAAGGCGACCGGCTGAACCTCGTATTTGATCTTCCGACCTCGAAGCTGCCGGACTTCCCTCTTTGGCCAGCGGTTGCGGGAAAGATCATGGAGTCAGAAAAGTTACCGGATGGCACGAGGCTGATTAAGCGATGTAAGATTGACATGGTGGGGATCAGCACGACTCCCAACCAAGATCCAAGGATTCCGCCACTGGAGGAGTGTGGGGACGATGGAACAGATCATAATAGCCAGCAACATCAACCCAGAGAAAGTGGATTGGAAGTGCGTCAGGAGTCACCCTCTGACGGGGGTTCACCTGATGCCGGAGACATGCGACCATGAGTATAGAGCCCATTTGAGTGACGATTACTGGATCGTGATTGGCAGGTGTAATGGACTAGCAACTCCAGAGGAAGTCCAAACTTGGGTTTCGCAGTGTCGGGCTTATTTGCAAAGGAAAAGCATGGAGCACTGAAAGGGATGAGCACCAAGGGGGGAGAAAGGAAATGTGGGAAAATGGAAAAGGGAGTTTCCTGGCTTTTACGAGTATGGCGCTTCTTGTTGGAATACTTCACTGGTGGTCGCTTGGAGAGAGTCGAAGAGAAAAGCGACGCCTCGCTCGGCACCTTGCCGACCTTGAGCGAAAGCGAAAAGAAGCCAGTCGAAATGGAATCCAAACCCCAGCCGATGTTATCAACTTCCGAGCCGAAGCAGAAAGAAAGCGAGCCAAGCATGCCAGAGATTTCGGAGCCCAAGGCGGTGACGAGGGAGATCCTGGCCCGAGTGCTAGTTGATGAAGCCAAACGCTGGATCGGCACGACAGAGAAGGGCGGGGACAATAAAGGCCCCGAGGTTGAGAAATTTCAGAAGGCCGTGGATGGCAAGGCAAGTGGTGAGCCGTGGTGCATGGCTTTTGTTCAGTTTTGTATTGGGCAGATTGAGCAGGCATATGGGAAGCAATCCAATGTATTCAAGTCCGAGCATTGCCTGACGGTTTGGAATAAGTCTCCATCGGCATTGCGCCGACCCAAGCCTGAGCAAGGGTGCCTGATTGTTTGGGCAATGGGCACGACAGGTGCCGGGCATGTAGGGATTGTGGATGAGGTTGTGGATGAGAAGTGGTGCTGGACAATTGAGGGCAATACCTCAGACTCCAGCTCCGTGGAAAGAAACGGCGATGGAGTGTATCGGAAACTGCGCAATTACCGCTTGGATAGCGCGAAAATGAGCGTGAAAGGATTTTTGAGGGTGTGGGAATGAAAGAAAGCAGAAGGGTTCACGTTTCGAGGGAGCTGTTGAAGCAAAGCGTGCATTACCTCAGTCAGTATCACGATATGTTTGTAACCTGGGGAGTTAAGACGGCAGCGACAGTGCCTGAAGGCAAGGAACGTGAAGCCTTCAGGCAAGGCATTCAGCAGATTTTCAATGAGATCCAGATGACTGTGGCAGCACTTCAGCATGAGCTGGGCGAGTCACCCAAATCCATTGAGGAGGCTGTGGCGGCACTTCAGAGTGAGGATTACAAGGCATTGCTCGACAAGGCCAAGATTCAGCATTACGTTCAAATCGTCAAAAAGCCATTCTTCTTGGATACCTGGAAGCAGGGTTTTGTGAAGGGATTGGATTGGGTGATCGCGCTGCCGATTCGCGGCGTGTTATTCTGTGCCCTGAAGCTGAGGAGGCAATAAATCATGAGTGAGTGTGAAACGGCGAGTCCACAGAAGCTCAAGCGAGTGATCGAAAACATGCCGGCGGCAGCATTGCCAGAGATCCTGGTTGCAGTGGTTCGGGCTTGTGTAAAAAAGAAAGTGTATGGGGATAGGAGCGTTGCTAAGATCGTGGAGACAGTTGAGGCTCAAGCGAAGGGCAAATTGCTGGGCCAGTGAGAGGGGGAGTCGTTTAATTGATAAGACTGCCTGACCCGTCCGGGCAATGCTCGTTTGAATCGAGCCTCCCCGCCTGGCTTGTGCGAGAGGCTTGCGTGTGCGGACACTTCATGCAACACTGTTAAAAACCAGTCGAGACTGCGATAGGTGGGCGTGTAGGTGAGAGGAGATAGGACTGAATGGCAATTATCAAGCTGACCTTGGAGCTAGACTTCGAGAAAGAGTCGGATCGTCAGCTACTCGAATTGATTACCGTGTTTAAAGGGCTTCAGGCTCAAGGGAAAAACCCGAGCCTGCATGATCTAGTCACGCCACGCACTCAAGCAGATCCCACTTTCAAGAGATCCAGCCTCTTTCCTTCCAGCGAGCCTCTAGTCGAAGTCGGAAAGGAAATAACGCAAGCCGCCAAGGAGTTAGATAAACAAGTTGGAGATTTGGCGCAACCCGGTAAGATGAATACTCATGAGAGAGCACGAGTCGCGGCGCGAGCACGTTGGGCAAAAGCGAAAGCAATCAAAGAAGGGAAGCCAATCCCTCCACCCGCCCCTGTGCAAAAAAAAAAGACCGTAGACGCTAACGATTATTCCAGGGCAGAGCTTCAGGACTTCCGCCACTTCTCACAAATCGACGCACATTTTCAAATCGAGCCAGTCACTGGCATGGTGACCCCTCGACAGACCTACCCAGATGGAAAGGAACTGTTGGAGGGGAGCTGGGATCGTTCTTTGGTTGATGATGACCTAACGGAGCAGGAGGGGGAAGACGATGAAGAATTACGAGCCATCAGAGAGCGGGCACGCGCCTACGAATCAGGAAGCGGCGGGTCCGGCGGGTTCGAGGAAGTGTAGTTTGTGTGGCGGAGAGGGTGAAGTATTCATAGGCTTCGCGCTTAAGAAGTGTCACGGATGCCAGGGGAGCGGTGAGGCGGAGGATCGGCTCAGGAAAGTAATGCCGATGATCAAGCCCGATCTGCTGAAATGAATGCTCATTGAGAACATCCGGTTTGGATTTCAAAAGCTGGTGCATGCACGAAAGCCACGAAAACCTCCCGAGTGGTTCACATTTATTTTGTTCTTACTTGTAGTTGTAGTTATTTGCTGTTTTTATCGCTTTTGAGTCAGGAGGGAGACTAGGTTGGCAAGGCATGGACATGGAAAAACGCTGGTGGACACGTTTATTGTAATTCCCCAGCGTCTTGCAAACTGCGGGGGCTGCGGCACTACATACAATGGTCCCAAAGACCATGTGACTTGTCGCGGATGCGGTCGGGAGCTGAAAACTCAGGATGTGAATTGCACCAAGAAAGTCCCAACAGGGATTTGGCAGGTAGCGACCATGAAATCTGGAAAGCCAAGGGATGATGATGAATCAGAGGGACTTGCTTGACCAACTGTTCCTGGCTCGACTAACTGACCTGGAGGCACAGCTAGAGCGATTCCCACGCCTCAAATACGCCATCGCACACCACAGAAATATTCGTGGTCAGCCGATGCAATTCCATGACAAGCCTTACCTTGTTGAAATTTATAAGGACGATGCACAAGAGATCGTCCTTCAGTCATCAGTGCAAACCGGAAAATCAGAGTTTCTGATCGTGTCGGCTCACTCATGGGCCGAGCGCGGGTTGCAAGTGCTGTATGTGCTCCCAACTATCGAGCTACGAAATCTGTTCGTGGCAAACCGAGTAGACAAGCTGTATTCCCAGATTGACCATTACGCCAAGCAAATCGCAGTAGCTAAGGGACACTCAGATGCCAGAGGTCTGAAACACTTTGGACCCAATCACGGAGCGATTTTTTTCGCTGGCTCCAACTCTGAAACGACCTTCATTGAGAAGCCCATTGATATTGTGATCGGTGACGAAACGGACCGATTTAACCAAGTGAATTACGAGAAGGCCGATGACCGTATGACAGCTTCGCCATACAAATTGAAATACGAAGCGTCTAACCCTACGGTCGATAACTACGGCGTCAACTACCGCTACAATCTTTCTGACCAGCGCCAATGGTTCGTCAAGTGTGAGTGCTGCAACAAGTGGCAGGCGATGGATTGGTTCAGAAACGTGGTGAGGCAAACGGACGACAACTCCTATCGCCTTCTGGACACGGAGTGGACGCCGGATAGCGGTCGAGACATTTTCATGGGCTGCGTGCGCTGTGGGAAGCCTCTGAGCCGGTTTGCTAAGGGTGTGTGGGTGCCCAAGGTGAAAAACCTAAAGACGCACGGCTATCACATTCACCAGATGCTATCGAGCTATGTGCGCTTGGACGAAATGTGGCTCAAGTTTCAGCAAGGGCTGGAGAGCGATACCAAGCTGCAAGTGTTTTACAACTCCATGCTGGGGCTCACGTTTGCCGGCAAGGGCTCCAAAATCACCGACGATATCCTGAACAAGTGCAAGGAGGACTACCTGATGCCTTCCAAGGCAGATCCTTGCGTGATGGGCGTGGACGTAGGCAAGCGCCTCCATGTGGTGATTCGCCAGATCGTGGAAGGAGGTCGCCTTCGCATGGTGTACTGCGGGACCGTCAGGGAGTTTGAAGAATTAGATTACCTGTTCGCTCGGTTTAATATCGTCAGCTATGTAATTGACGCGATGCCTGAAACTCGAAAGGCCACGGAGTATGCCAAGAAACACACTGGGCGCGGGTGGATTTGCCGGTATCACCACGGCCTGGAAGAGATCAAAACGAACGATGATGACCGAGTGGTGAGTGCAGATCGCACGATGGTCATGGATCGGGTGCTGAGTATGTACACCCAGCGAAGGTACATCCTGCCTAAGAATGCCAACACCATCGACAAGGGCGAATACTACTCGATGCTAAAGACACCTACTCGAATCTACAACGAGGAGAAGAATTGTTACGAGTGGCTGGGAGATCCTGACCACTATTTTCATGCAGAGGTCTATTCGCTTTTAGCATTCATGGTACGAGGCGACTTCCGGGTAGTGGGAGTGCGGCCTGCTACTTATGTTGCTAAACCGCCGCCAAAAGAGTTTGATTTGAAAATGTTTCCGCCTGGCACGCCAGAGCATATTATCGAGCATTACAAGAACCTGTATCTGCAAGCAAAGCAGCAGGATAAAATGGACGTAGAATCGTAATAGCAGCAGGAAAGCAAAGGAATGGCAGAAAAAAGAGACAAACCAAAAGACTTACCATCTCCTGCCCAGGTTGAAGAGGATCGCCGGGCGCGGGCTCAACAAGCCATCGGGTTTGATGCCGTTCTGCGCTACTTGGCGCTAGGCATGGCTCCGACAGCTCCTCGTATCCCTGAGCAGGCCATGTACCACGGCTCTTATTTTGGAGGATATCCCAAGGGATATACGTCCAGGCAGGGAGCCAAAGGGAGCATCAACTTCCAAACCTTGCGCGATATTGCAGAACGATCGGCACTTATTGCAGCATGCCTAAGCACGAGGCAGCACCAGCGGGTTCGATTCTCTCGCATTGCAATGCGATCCAAGCGAGGCGAGGTCGGTTTCAGGGTCGTGCATCGTCGAGCACAGGAAAAAGGTTTCAAGACACCCGAGGGTTTTGACCTGCTTTGCCGTGAGGCCGAGCAGATGCTTATGCAACCGTGGCGTATGTTTTGGGATGAGGGAGCGATCTACAAAGAGATCGAGCCCAATAATGCCTCGTTTGCCTCCAAGTTTGTTGAGGATCTTTTGGTCATCAATCGACCGGCTATCGAGCTGGCGCTGGACCCACTTCGTATTCCAAGAGGCTTTGGAGCCATTGACGGCGCGAACGTGATCCCAACCTTCCAGGCACTCAAATACGTCTGCTCCATTAACAAGGACTTTCCCAAAGATTTTGACACATCATACCATGCTTATCGTCAAACAATGCAAAGAGTGGCTGAACGCTACAAAATCAACGTCGATGAGCGGACAGAGTATCTTTTCCTCCAATCCGGTCGCCCGGTTGCTGGGTATCGAAGTGATGAGCTGATTCTGGCTCCGATCTTTCCAACCAGCGACGTGCGCCGGGCGGGGTATCCAAAGTCACTGACTGAGAAGGCGATCTTCCTGATTCTCTCAGAGATCATGGCGATGACTGCCAACTCCAGGTACTTCGAGTTTGGAAGCATGGCAGAAGTGATCGTTGCCATGAAGGGTCAATGGGACGACAAGCACATCAAGGATCTTGAGTCGATCATGCAAGGCAATATGAGTGGTGTGCCTGGCATGTTCAGGACGCCTTTGGTTGCTGTGCCCAATGGCAAGGACGATATCGACGTGATTCAGCTCAAGCAGAATCATCGCGATATGTTGTTCGATATTTACATTCAAAAGCTGACCAACTTGTGTTGCGCAGTTTTTCGGATGCATCCTTCGGAGATTAACGAGGCTCCGCGAGCTGGTGACAATGCAGGTGCATTGAACCAGGCCAGCCAAACCAAGCAGATCAACATGGCCCAGGAGCAGGGCCTTGAAACAATCCTTCAGCACGAGAAACAATCGGTTTACGACCCGATCCTCCAGCGCATTGACCCTGACCTGTGTCTTGAATGGGATTATGGCCAGAACGAGATGGAGCAGCTTCAGGTCACTCAGTCCTATGGACCGATTACCACGGTCAATGAGCGCCGAAGCATGATGGGGCTTGACCCGCTGGAAGACGAACGAGGCGACGTGATCGACAACCAATTCGTTCAAGCTATGCTTCAGCAGAAACAACAGGCCGAGCAGGCAGCACAGCAACAAGCAGCGGCAGGAGCCGGATCGCCCGAAGCAGGACAAGAAGGGAATCAGGGTCAGGAGCAACCTCCATCGGACGAAGGAGATCAAGAGGAGGAGGAAAAGCCAGAAAGCAAACCTACTCCAAAAGGAAAGGCGAAAGAGGAAGGCGGCAATGAACCAGAGTCAGATGAGTCAAGATTCAAGCGCATCGCACGACAATCGCGCTAGGCATGAAGGCGAAGTCGTCTTCTTTAAGGCGGATCGTGGATATGGGTTCATTAAGCCAAAAGACCCAGAGGTAAATGGCGGCAGGGACTTGTTCGTTCATTTTCATTTCATTGTGCAACGAGGATTCAAAACACTCCGTAAAGGGGATGTGGTGGAGTTTTGTTTGGGAGAGAACAAGCAAGGCAGGTGTGCTCATGATGTAAAGCTGCTTCGCGCTGCTCCTGAGCCTACAGATGGAGGGGATGCAGCGTGAAATTCAAGCTCGATGCGCTATTCAAAAAGCCCAAGAAAAAATACAGCTCTCAGGAGCAAAAGCACCACTATTGGGAAGCTGCCAAGCATTATCGAGCGTGGAAAGAAAAGGGAATAAGTGGAGATGAGCACATCGAGGCATTTCGTCAGCATGTGCAGGCAGGAAAGCTAAGTCAGTGGCACAAGGATCAGATTCAGCACGACTCCAATCATATCAAAGGCGCTTCTCATGCGACCTTCAAGCCATTTCCAGGTAAGAAAAAAAAACTGAAGAAAGGGGCTGATATGAAATCAGCGCATGAAAAGTTGTTGGACTGGATGGAGAAGGCAAAAAAACCGTTCAAGGTGACAGCGATTCACAGTGGCGGCATGGATTCGGAGAAAGATCATTTCACGCATTTTACCGTTCATGCCCACAGCTCTTCGCATGCAGTTAAGAAAGTAATTTCTCATCTGAGAAAAAAGGGCCATCAGATTCATACCGTAAAAGGCGGGCACCACGAATCCGCAGTGTATCGAAGGCCAAAACGTAAGGTGATTGCATGATTTCTAATTTTCAAATCAAACAAGGTGCATCCGTCCCCTGGCTCGAAGTGGAAATCACGAGAGATGGGAGAGTGTCCATGTACACTCAAGCGGTGAAAAACACCTGCCAGGATGCTTCAGATCCCAATGTGGTTGACTTGAGTGATGCGCAAAGCATTCAATTTGAAATGTTCAAGTGTGGTCGCGTCCCGGCGGGTGTTGGACTATCGGGCGAGGCAGAATTCGTGGATAAGGCCAAGGGATTGGTTCGGTACAAATGGCATCCGAACGACACATCAGCTCCAGGCATTTATTACGTCGGGTTCAAGATCACTTTTAACAACGGATATATACTGCGCTGGCCGTATCAGTTAGAGAGTTTGGCAGTGGAGGTATCACTATGAAGTTTCCAGTTGGATGGTTCAGAAAAGCCAATCCAAAGTCCAGGGCCGAGCCGTCAGTTGATGAACAGACGGCGGACATGCAGGGAAAGTACACGGATTACCATGACTCAGCCTACAGTCTCAGACAGTCCATCGCACCGCTGCACGGTGAGGAGCTGGAGGCTTTTGAGTGGGTTCTTAATAAGATGGCCGAAGACCATCCAGAGAGTGCTCACAGTCAAGCTGAGTTGATTGAGCGTGGGTTTGACGACCGATGGTTTATTTACGGCAAGCAAGGTGAGTTGAGAGTCACGCAGGAGCCTCCAGCATGAAAATCATCATTCGCGGGTATGGACACGACGTTGATCTAGTGAAAGGCCGAGTGAAGGGCCATTACCGTCACCTACCCAATGGCCACATTGTTTATATCAAGGAGCATTTTGACAAGCGCCGTAAGAAAGCGGAAATGCCAGGCCATGAGCACCGAGTGGTCCATGCAGACGAGAAATCAACTAGCGTTGTAGGACACGACAGCAAGGTTCGGACGTACAAGCATGAACCGTACATGGAGCTGGACCAAGACGCGATCCACGGACACTTGAATTCCGCCATGCCGATTGACGACAACTTGGCCTTCAAGATGTGGAAGCACAAGCATAAGATTGGCGATTACGATAAATTTCTTACTGACCATATCGAGGACGAGAAACAGCGAGAAAAGCCACGATTCACAAACAAAAAAGATGCTCACAATTTCTTTCTCACATCCAAGAAACGAAAAGATGGTTCAGGCATCCAGGGCATTAGGCAGCATGGTGCCGAGCTAAGAGATAAGTACGGTGATGTGACAACTTATGCACATGCCTACACTCACCCGGAGCACTCGGACTTTCGAGAGTATGTTGAGCATTCGGCTGACGATGAGGAGTTTACGAACGACCACGACCGTTCAATGGCTCAGATGATTCGCGAGCACGCACAGGGAGCCAAAGAGGCTGCGGAAGCCGAGCTAGAGCAGATTGAAAAAGCCAAGAAACTCAGGCCAGAGGACTGTCCTAAAATTGATGGCCTTTCAACAAAGACTGAATTGTTTGGGCACCAGGCGGAAACACTGGCCAAGCTGAATGTCCTTCAAAGAGCGATTGTGGACGTAGATATGGGCGGCGGCAAGGGGCTGATCCTTCCAGCGGATGCCATGAATCTCATGGGCCAAGGAAAGGTTAAGCGACCGCTGGTTGTGGTGCCAGGTGCAACGCTTGAGCAGAATGCATCCAAAATCCATGAGTACACCGATGGGAGTGTGAATGTTTTTCTGATCTCCAACTCGGCAATCAATGAGCATTACGCTGGCGACGTTGAGAAAATGGTCGAGGATATCCGCAACGCTCCACCCAATACGATTTTCATGGCCTCTTATGATGTGTTCGCCTACCAGGACCGATCCAGCGATGAGGATGAGGTCAGGGAGCCTGAATTCAATCGTGCTCGCGTCCTTGGAGCCGCAGGCTTTGATTATGTGGCGCTCGATGAAGCGCACAACATCAAAAACACTCAGACGACTCGATTCAAGGCAATGAAGTTTTTAAGTCGCGCTAAATACAAGCGAGCTGCATCAGGAACGTTCTTATCGAATAATCCGCTCGATGTGCGCGGGCAGCTTGCATTTTTGTATCCACAAGCAAGCGTGAAGGAAGAGGACTTCAAAAAGAAGTACGGCTATATGGAAAGTCCTGAAGGCGTGCAGTGGACCGGCCTCAAGCAGCTCAGAGAGGATATGCTGAATCTAGGCATGATTTCACTCAGGCGTTCGGCTTGGATCGACAAGTTGCCAGAGCGAAAGGAAGAGTTGGCTGTTGCCAAGATGGAAGGTGCTCACAAAGCTATTTACAATGCTGTTTTGACGGACGTTGTGGAGCAGCTAGAAGAGGAGATGCAGAAAAACCCAAGGCTTAAAAAGTTTTTGTTGGATGACGACGGACTGGGTGAAGCAGACGATTTACCGCCTCAAGCCCTTGCCAAACTGGGTCTTCTTTCAGGTGTGGTTGACTACCCACATGAAATGGCCCAAATGATGGAAGAGAAGTTGGAGCAGATCAAGTCCGCTCAAAAGTCAGGTGAAGTCGATGAGGAAACGGTTGCGCTGATTGAGCAGCTTCAGAAAATGAAGTCCGAAACGCGAAGGCAAATTCGAGCTTTGAGTGGTATCGTTTCTCCGAAGGCAAAGGATGTATACAAAAAGCTGGAGGATCATTTCAAAGACAAGAAAAACGGCAAGTACATCGTATTTGTGCAGCGAAAAGCCGCAGCAAAGCACATCATGGACAATATGCCTGACAAATTTAAGAAAATGGCTGTGTACTACGACGCAAGCCAACGCCAGGCGCTCAAAGACTTTCAGGGCGAAGATCCTAACTCACCTCAAATTTTAGTCGCCGTGGACGCCTCAATCAAAGAAGGTGTGAACCTTCAGATGGCAAACGGCATGTACCGATACGACCATCACTGGAGCCCTGGCAATCAGGAGCAATCTTATGCTCGTATCTGGCGCTTTGGTCAAAACAAGCCCACGAAATTTCACCTTGGTCTTGCAGACGGGTCCATTGATGTGCCGAAGTATTGCCGATTGATGACCAAGTTACACCAGAATATGCAGGTGGTTTCGGACTTTGAGGACTATTCGCCTCCTGCATTCAAAATGAATTTGGCAACCATTGCTGGAAAGAACGATGCGAGCATTGTGCCTGAGTTTGCCAAGCTGAATCAGTCCATCATTGAGCACCAGCGAGAAGAGAACAAGGATTTGGCCAAGCGATTCGGCAAAGGCACGTTCAAGAAATCTAGCGGCAATAAACTTGGCGGTAAGAAGCACGAGCTACGCCACGGCATGGGCTCTTATCACTCAGATATTCAGGCCGGCAAAGTGAAGGCGCTGACTGACAAGGAATTTGAGAGACTACTTTCACATTTTCACAACCAGCATGGGAAGCTGGGCGCGAAGCACATGATTCTTGATCCCAGCGTTGTGGGCACCTACTTCGAGGATGCTGCCAACCTCCTGATGCGCCACAAGCATAAGGGCGGAGGAGACAAGCTGGACGACTTTACGATCAAGCAATACCTGTCTGAGTGGGAGAAGGAAAACGGAGACAAGATGACTCCAGCCGAAGTGAAGTTGATTACTGGAGCGGTGAACGATCACTTGTCAGGCAAGAAGGCCAAGCCGTTCAGACAGCATGCTGAGGAGCACTTGGATTCAATTGTTGAAAAGATGACCAAGAAAATGGGCTTCAGAAAAGACAAGGAAGCGCACAAGGTTGCGGTCCAAGACGTGAAGGATATGGTCAAGTACCTCGATGGACTGAAGGATCAGGACAAGGCTCTGATTCATGTAGGCGAGGACGACGATGAGTTTGGCAAGGTTGAAAATGCAGGCTCCCTGGACGCCTTCTGGAAGCAGTACAAAAAGCAGCATGGCGAGGAGCCGTCAAATAAGTACAAGAAGATGCTTATGGGGGCAGCGGCGGTGTATCGGGAGCTGGGCGGTGGGTGGAAGCCTATCAAGTATCAATTTGAGGACGTGTTCGGACTTCATGGGGATGAGGAAGAAGAGGAATGAGGTTTGTCCTTCGGAAAACCCTGCTTCGGTTGCTTGCCTCAAGCGAGGCGGAGCAAACGGCAGGGAGCAAGATCAAGCACATGGGAAAGCGCCGGCGTGGCGTGCTCAGGCAGGTGCTTGCTCAAGCCCTCTCCGAGAACAAGGACGCTGAATCCATCGCAAGCATTCTCAAGCGCGAAGCAAATACTCCAGGTAAGACGGACCAACGGAATTGGAAGCGAGTAGCAATTACTGAACGCACCGACGCCAGGGGTCGAGCCAGTCTGGAATTAATCCGCAATGCTATCGGTCGAAATGCAAAGGTGTATCGCGAAACGCACGATTGTTGTGACCTTTGCGCTTCTTTATTTGGCAAGCCTGGGCAACCGAAGCATTGGCTTGCAAGCAAGGTGACAGAGAAACACGCCGGTGCAGTCCATCCCAATTGTGAGTGCTCGCCCTGGAAGGCCGCAGAGATGCCTGGCTTGGTCAAGGCGATGCATCAAATGGAAGAGTTTCCAATGGGCTATGTGAGGCGAGAACGCTCCCCTGAAGGCGTCTGGGTGCCTATGGTATCGACTGGCAATGGATATTGGGTCCAGCTCGACAGCATCATGGGCAAGCATCTGATCCGAACCATCGTGGCATCCATGCCCGTGATTGAAGTCAGACGTTCGCTGGGGTTTGTGGTCTGCAAGCATGGTCACATCAAAGGTAGGCCGCAGGGCCGGTATGCGTTGCATGACCTGAGAAAACTTGGGGGGGCCAGGTTTTACCCGATGGATTTGGGAAGTCGTGACGACCAGGAGCTTCGAGTGCGTGGGATGACTGACGTTCACTCGTTTGACCAGTACATCACCAAGATCAAGCAAGTGCTTCCGGCAGTGGCCAATATGCCGGAGTATTGGGAGAACCCAAGCCGCATCCGATACCTTACTGATTTCTTTGGCTTCAAGACCTTGACCGATTGGACAGTCGTAATTCCAGGTACAATACCAGTAGAGGCAATGCTTGGGTCGTATGCTCCAGGGCGCACGCCAGTGAGGCGAGCGATTCGGCGCGAAACCCAACGCTTGCTCAGGGAAGCGGAGCTGAAGAAATGAAATTCCTGTTCAAAGCTAAAAAGTTTCCAGTCGGGACTATTCGTAAGCGTAAGAGTGGCCGCTGGATCAAGGACAAGCCTGGGCATTGGCATATGCTTCGAGAGATCGTGCGGGATCGACACAACCTTGATGGCGTTCACTCCAACGATCAGAGCGCCAGGATGATGCAACGAGCAGCGCGATCCCTAGCTAGGCATCTTATTGAGCATCGAGGTGAGTTTAACGCGGAGCTGGCACATCGGTTCTTGGACCGTGAATATGGACACCTGGGCTATCGACGCTTTGGCCTTTGGAAAAAGCGCGTGATCGAGGCTGTGAACAAGTACATTGCCAACGTCCGAGCCGCATATACAGGGGGAGCCGGCAGAGAACCCAGCGGCGTGCTCAAGGATATTCAAAAGTGGAAGGCAGCACTTACCGAGGCCAATGCAGAGCTGAAAACCGATGTGGAGCGCGATGAGTGGGTTGCCAAGCAGTTTGAGCACCGCAAGCGACCAATCCGACACTTGCTGTATGCCTGCCGAGAAATGATCGGGAAGGACACGCCATTATCAATGGTCCCTGATTCGGGCTTCCGAGGGCTTTGCAAGGCGATCATTGAGAAAGCCTACGAGCACGGTCCATCCGGGTTTTCCAAAGACGAGCTAGAGCGTTACACGAAAGCCTTTGACTCCGTGTTTAAAAAACCTGCCTCGGAGGAGGGAGCTGAAAAGCCTATTCCATTGGCAAGAGCCCTGGCGCTTGCACACACGAAGCCGATCTTCAGGCAACATCCGAAGTGGTTTGTGTATTGCGTGACTCGAATGGCGGCAAAGAACGAGGGACACGTCCTGATGAGCGAGATCCCTAAGTATATCGAAAACGCCAGGCGAGCGCATGGGACCAAGAATCCGCCTGCGGTGGACTATGACGATCCCGCTGGGATGCTGCGATCCCAGGTGAGGCTGGGCCTTCTGTCTCCAGCGAAGGCACTCAAGCGCATGCAATCTAGCCGAAAAGCACCAATGGTTGCCAAGCGTAGGATTTATTTAAAATTCAAGCGGAGCGGGAAATGATCCAGATTCTTTTCAAAGCCAGGAAAGCGCCAGTGGGAGCCAGACACAAATGGCACGATGGCATTTACGTCAAACAAAACGATCATAAATGGCACAAGGAAAAGCTGCATGATTTAGCTCATGCACAACTCAAGGCAGACAATAATCATCAAGATGAGGAGTTGGCTCAGGATTTCAAGGAAGGCGTGGAAGGGTATATCGAGCACTTGCACGAAAAGAACATTCACCCGGCAAAAGCTGACAACGTGACGGATCACGAGTATTGGGCCGAGTTTTTTGACGACGACAATTGGGATGAGAATAAGGGTTATTGGAAATACGCTGTTCGAGCTAATCGAATCGCCAAGAAATTTCATGCTCATTTGATAGGTTCGGGAAAGAAGGAAGAGAAAGAAGATCAACGCAACGAGCGAAAGGCCAAAAAAGAGCAGGAAAAAATAAAGAAACAGGAGAAGGAGGCTGGGGAGCAGTTAAAAAAACGCTCTGGTGTGAGCTACTTCAACGCGATTCATTACGCCGAGGCCAACAAGTATATTGCCAGACGCTCGTACACGCATGAGTACATGATGCGGACGATGGATGGGATGACAGTCACCAGTGAAGTGCAGGCTAAGTCTTTGATTGGATATAGCGTGGAGTTGAATGGCCGAAAAGGCGTAGTAATGAATTACTATCGAACACGTTCTGCTGTGGGAGGAATGACATTTAGTTTTGGCAGGCGGCGTGTTCGGAGAGAAACGACTGGCATTCCCATGCTTGTGATCCTGACCAACAATGGACGTGAGAAAGTAAACAACCAAGGTCCAGTTAGGATTTTACCCGATCCTGAAGGACCAAAAGGCTCCCATCTGAAAACTGAGCCGAGCAAGAGCCTGAAGTCCGCTGGAATCAGCGAGCTGGTGTTTGATTCCAATATCAGCATTTTTCATCGCGAGAGCTGGGAAAAGGGCATGGAGGCAGCATTCAAGGAGCTGCTTGAGAAAATGGATATCACTTTGAACGGCAAGGTGAAGATTCATATTTATGGGAAAGGCGGACCCAAGCGTGGGGCACTTGCTGATTACAGCTCCCAAGACAAAACCATTCGTATGTCTACGCATAAGGATGGCAGTGCCGAGGCTCTGGCTCATGAGTTGGGGCACGCGCTCGATGATAAGTTGAATCGCTGGTATGGGACTGGAGGCTATGACATTCAAGAGATCGTTCGGGCTTTTAGGTCAACCCCTCAAGGTAAGGAAGAGTCGGATCGACTTGCTCGTGAGAAATTGCCAGGCGTGGATATGTGGGGCAGGAGAAATCGAGTCAGTCGTTACACGTCTTGGATGAACAAGGATGTGGAGGTTTTTGCCAGGTGCTTTGAAACCTATGTGGCCAAGAAGTGTCCAGGGTGGAAGCGCGAAGGATGGGCAAAAGAAGTGGTGCGCGAGGATTCGTGGGAGCCGGTCAAGAAGGCGCTCGATAAGCTACTTCGCAATGAACGAATCAAAAAGGCGCTCGGAAGCGTGCTGGAAGGGCGATCATGAAGATAGATTGGGCTAAGAGGCTGAAAAAACTTCGTGCTAGGCAAGGAAAGCACGATGGGGATGAGAAGTGGATTGAGGTTGGGACTGAGGTAGAGATGGAGCACACGAATGATCGGAAGCGTGCTCGAAAGATTGCGCTCGATCATTTGGCCGAAGATCCAGATTACTACAAGGATTGGAAGCGGAAGGAAAAGATCCTATTCCAGCCGCGAGCACCAAAACTCAAGAAGGCGCTGACGTACACTGGCCCAATGACCATCGCGGATATCACTCTGGCAAGTTGGAATGATTACTTCCGCGAGGGCGGATCGCTGAATCAGCCACACTGGCTTCAGACCAATCGCCTGAAGGAGATCCAGCGCCAGTACGCCAAGCTAGCAAGCCTTCATAAGTGAAGTGTTCATACTCCGTGTACGCACACGGAAAGTTTTTTCAGGATGCTTGTTGCAAGCAATACCTGACGCCTTAAAATGGAGAATAGATGCTATGATTGACACGCAAGGAAAGCAGTTTTTCATTCGATCTGACGGTACTTTTCAAGCGCACATGGGTGACGTGCTGCTCAAGGCCGAGAAGGTTGGTAAGACCGAAGGGTATCACTTTGAGGCTATCGCTTCGACTCCTGACAAGGATCGGGACGACGAGACTTTGGTTCAAAAGGGCCTCAACTTTGAGCCGTTCAAAGAGCATGGCGAATTCAACTGGAATCATGTTTCCCATGCGATGGTAGGCGTCCCGGTTGGCAAGAAAGCATGGTATTCCAGCGGGAGCTGGCATTGCGAGGGCATGATCCTTAAGGGCTTGCCGATCAGCGAGAATTACACGACTGATATGGTGATTCAGCAGCATAACGCGCTGAAGAAGGCCGGATTCAATCGTGGCTTGTGTTGTTCGGTTGAAGGAAAGGTGATTGAGCGATCCGACGACGGTAAATACGTCCTCAAGGCGGATATCTACAACATCGCTTTGACCTTCCGTCCGGTGAACCCAAACTGCACGGTTGCTATGCTTGCCAAGAGTTTAAATCGCGAGGCAGCACTTCAATCCAGCGATGATTTTTATAAGGCACTGGCTGGCCAAGATATCGGAGCGTTTGTGCGCGAAGACTTGGAAGGGGCCGGCTCAAAGGATTCTCTTGAGGACCGCTTAGTGAAGCATCTCATGAGGAAGGGTTATTCTCAGGCCGATGCAAAGAGGCATGTGAGTAGCTTTTTTAGCAAAAAATTCAGGAGGAAGTCCTGAATGAAACCAAACCATAGGAGGCTGAAATGAACGAACATGATAACGACGTGTTCGAGTCTGCCAGCCAAGAGTTGGAAAAGTCGATTCAAGAAGATGAAAAGGCTCAACCAACTGATCTTGGACAGCAGCTCATCAAGAGCGTGACGAATGCTGTGCAGGACTTCCTTGCTAAAGGCAAGGGGGGCCAGCCCAGTGAATTGTCCGCAGAAAAGGACAAGCGCGGCAGCTTGACCGAATCTGGAAAAGATCCTGCCGAATCTCCGAAAAAGTCGGGCAAAGGCTACGACGATTCGACCAAGTACGAAGCTCGTAAGGGCGAAGACATGGACGATGAGGACGATGAAGACGACAAGCCCTCCTTCTTCAAGAAAAAGAAGAAGAAAAAGGTCAAGAAGATGTACAAATCCTACGACGAGCAGGACGAGGACACTTCTGACGAGGACGAGTCGGCTGATGAGGCTTTGGACGCCACTGAGTTTGTTGAGGAGCTGGGCGATGCCGTCGAGCACATCAACAAGTCGGTAGGTCGTCTTGAAGACGGCATGGCCGTTTTCGGTGAGCTTCTGGCTGAAATGGCCGATCCTCGCCGCGACAAAGTGTTGGTCAGCTTGGCAAAAGCTGTCAGTCACTTGGTCCAAGAGCAAAAGGAGATCAAAAAGTCTCTCGTTGCGCATCAGACGCTTGTGAAAGCGATTGCTCAGATGCCTGGCGTCCCTCGGGTTGCCGGCCTCCAGCTTGTCGCTCAGGAAGCTGAAGCTGCCAGCGTGGGCGGTGCTGAACCGAAGCAAATCAGCCAGACAGACAAAGACCGTCTGTTCAGGGCTGCTGTGCAAAAACAGATCAGCACTGAGGAAATGAATAAAGCCATCCGCACGGGCGACCTGTCTGTGTTGGAGAAGGTGAAATAAAGGGAGGATGAGAAATGTTCACAGGAAACACAAATGAACAAGCCATCCTTGACCTTGTTCGCAAGGCTCTCTCGGTTGACTCCGCGACGGGCACTTCGATCCAACCGTTCATCAAGGAAGACCTTGAAGGCGAAGCCTATGTGCAGCTCTACAGTGAGACTGACCCTGCGCAGATGGCCCTCCTTAAAGACCTTCCAAGACAACCTGCCCAGCAGGTCAATCACGAATTCGTGATTGTTGATCGGTATGGAAATCACAAGGCCAAGGCTTCGTTTGCTGCCAACGGTTTGCCCCCACAGGCGAACATCGAAGGCACCAAAAAGAACGTCCAGCTCAAGCTGTATGGAAAAACCAGCGCAGTGCAGGGTTTGACGGTTCTTCAAAACACGATCCGGGCCTTGGGACAGCCAGATATCGCTTCGTCCAACGACATGGCGGTGAAGCTGCTCCTCCAATACCAGATCAACACCGATCTCTACATGAGCGACACCCGCTCCACCTTGGACGGAAACGTATTCAAGGGGTGCTGGCAGCTCATCGACGAGTTGACCAAGAGCCCAGCGGCGACCACGTTGTTCTCCAACGGCGATATTTTCGTCGATATGCGCGGACAACCTCTGCTCGCTGATGGCCAAAAGGGCATTCGTGCTCAGGCCGTGGCTTTCGGTAAGCGCAATGGCACGTTGCGTAGGATCTACATGGCACCTGAAGTGCTGGAAGTCATCGAGAACAACCTCGATCCAGCCGCAAGGTTCATGTTGCCTCCGCAGGGCCAGAATGGCGGCATGATTATCGGTAACTCCGTGGACGGAATGAAGGTCCAGGGCAACGTCGTCTACTTCCGTAGGGACAATGCTCTTAGCTCCTTGGTCCGCACTGGCGAGCCGAACAAGGTCGCAATTCCCGGCGCTCCGCAGGCTCTCACCTTTGGCGCTGGCGGCGCAGGCGGAATCACTCAGCCTGCCGTCAACAACGCCGGAGTGGGCAAATTCGGAACCCCAAGCGCACAACGCTTGACTGGAATCGTCTACATCGTGACGGCGGTGAATTCCGTCGGCGAGTCGATTGCCTCGAACGTGTCTGCTGCGGTCAACGCGGTTGCCGGCAAGACGGTCGAGTTTACGATCACTCCTCGCGGTGATGAACTGTCCTTCCGCATCTATCGAGGCTACAACCTCGATACGGCGCAACCGGACACCTCGCTTGCTCCAGTGGTTCTCGATCCGCAATTCGTTATGGAAATCCCCAATGGCGCGGCAGTGGGTAACACCGCTCCGCTGACCGTTGTGGATGCAGACCAATTCCTCCCCGGCACCACATGGGCTTGGGGTTCGGATATCTGGTCGCCCAACGCTGCGGCTCTTGACCGGGGCGATGCTCCCACCAGCGCAGCCAACGAGTATACCGTTGGACGCTCTGCGGCAGCTCTCGCGCAGCTCACCGGGCTGTTCGAGTTTGACCTGGCGAAACTCGGCTGGTTGTACTCCAACAAACTGTTCGCGCACGTCTTGGCACCACAAATCCCAAGGCCGTTCGTGAACGTTATTTGGTACAACGTTGGCGGAGCCAAGACCAAAAAGCCGCTCTTGGATCGTCCGTAGTTTCGGATGATTCAGGTAGTGATTGAATGATTACGGGGTCAGGATGCTTGCAAGATAGCTCCTGGCCCCGTAGCATTTCTGAGTATGAACACTCTGTAAGCAGAGACAGGAGGATGATGCGATGACTTATTGGAAGATTCCAACCCTTGGCATTACCAGCGATGATTTCATGAGGCATGGGAGTCAGAATTTGCCGATGGAAACTTACGGCCAATACTGGCGCTATGCGAACGACCAGGACGCGAACCCAAGTCAGAAGGCTGAAGTAGCAGCTCGGATGCAGACTCAGGCTCCCTTGAGTAATGAGCTAGTGGATCAGGCCAAAGAAATGGGACAACCAGTGCCTATGCCAGACACCATTCAGGTGCCAGAAGGCGCGGTCAAAGGCTTTAGCGAGGCGCAGCTTCAGAAACTTCCCAAAGAGCAGCTTGTCGAAGTGGCCAGCGCACTAGGGATTGCCAATCTGGAGCAATCCAAAGCCAAACTGATTGAAGCTATTTTGGAAAAACAAGTCGCGTAAATCACGGTTTGAAATTGACGAAATCAGATTGAAGGGGGCGCTTGCCTTGAAAGCAGGTGAGCCCCCTTTTTTGTTGGTATAAAATCAGAGTAGAAGCAAGTAGCATGGTCCAGGACCATCGGAAGCACAAAAGGGAGATTTCTCTATATGTCGATTTACGCAACACCCCTATACAGGTGAGGCTTTGAAGGCAATGATGCAAAGGTCTAGCACGCGCATTCAGGCGCTTGTTGCTGAGATGAATCAAATTTGGGATGTATTGACTCAAATCTCAGAAGACGATCTCAAGGCGATCATTGCAACCGGCGAGGGATTGGATTTAGTCAATGATGCCGCTGCGGTTGAGGATCTCAGGGTTCAAGTCAGAGATTGGCAATATGCGGTGAAAAATTTTGCCGACAATTTCAAAGGTCTTGGCAATCTATCAAGCGCAGCGTTCACAATTGCAAAGCGAGCTATTCTATAAGGGTGAATGAATGGAACCAGTAGCAGGACCATCAATAGTCCATGCCTCAAGAACGGACCGAAAGACGGCTGGAAATACCAGCACGGGCGCAACCAATGGGGTATTTAAGGATATTCCATTTGAGACAAATGATTTTGTTGAAAACCCTACTCCTGGCTTCATTTCAAAACCAAACAACACGGATTTCACCCTGGCGTTTCCAGGGGTTTATCGGTGTTTGTATGCTCTAACTGCTTCCCCTGGCGCTAACGATGTGGGTTGGGAAATGCGAGCCGTTTTGGATGGCAATTTAATCCCTCAGAGTAGAGCCAGAGGTTCTGGTCGAGGTAATGCGGCTGAAAACTTTACGGTGACTCGGAGCTTTCTGTTTAGGACGACTCTCGCAAATCAAGTTTTGAAGATTCAAGCAGCGCCGACAGAAGGAGTAGCGGTGAATATCGTGTCTGAATACTCTGTCTGCACTGTAGAACTGGTGAGGTTAACGTAATGGGAAGACTCGCTGAGGTAAATCAGAGCACGGGGATTGCAGTAAAACTTTTCGATGGAGCGACGAACCAGTTTCCTCGGGCCAGGGTTTACAATGCAGCGGGCACAGAGCAGACTGCGGCTCCTTTCAGCTCCCCTATCGCTCTTACTCATCGTGCGGTTGGTTACTATAGCGCCTCAGTCACTCCTGACACTGAAGGTGAATATTTTGTTGTGATTCAAGTGTATTCTGACGCTGGCTTCACGACCCTTAATAAAAAATATGAAGAAGTCATGTATGCCTTGTCGGTTCGGTCTATTGACCAGGACTTGGCAACACTGCTTTCACGTCTTACTTCGATCAGGGCTGCGAATCTTGATAATTTGGATGCGACGGTTTCCAGTAGAGAATCGGAGGTGAATGCTGCTTCTCGTGCATCGACCAATCAAACTGAACACGACGCTACTCAATCGGCCATCGCTGCGGTTCAAGCAGACACGGATGATATTCAATCCAAAATCGGTTCTCCTGCTGGTGCAAGTGTATCTGCGGATATTGCGGCTATCAAAGCGGATACCGTGGCACTGCTCGACGATAACACTCTTGATTCTATTGTACCAAAACAAGTCACCATTCCAGATGCCGGATCGGTTACTTACAAATTTAGAGCGGCCTTGTTTAATGGACAAGGTAATCACGCTGATCCTGACTCAAATCAGCTTTTTGTCAGGGTGGAGAAGTTTGACGGAACCGTGGTGCTTGCAACCACGCTCATGACCCGAGTTGCAGCAGGACGATATGAGTTTTCTTACATCGTTTCCAATTCGTTCACTTCAGGTCAACATCTTGTGTTCTTTGAGTATGCTTTCGCTGGAAACTCCAGACAGTACATCGACACGATCAATCACGATCTCACTGATTTGACCGAAGTCGCTATGACCGTGGATGCGATCAAGGCAAAGACTGACCAGTTGACCTTTAGTGGTGGTCGAGTGGATTCGGTTATCTCTACCGCTCAAGAAGATACCATTGTTGACAAGGTTTGGGACGAGGCTCTGGGTGCTCATAACTTGGCCAATACAATGGGCGCTAACGTTAATCTGATTGATGACCATGTGGGCGAAACGGACGCGATTCAGACCAGCTTGAATGATCTCCACTCAAAAGTTGGAACGCCTGTTACGACTGTTTCTGGAGATATTGCTGCCGTAAAAGCCCAGACTAACGCAATTGAAACAGATACTCAGGATATCCAATCCAAAATTGGCATTCCTGTTACAACGCTTGCTGGGGATGTTGCAAACGTCCACGCCAAGACAAACCTCCTTCAATTTACGAGCGGCAACGTGCATGCGGACGTTAAGGTTATCGTGGCCGCCGAGAAGCAGGATATTACCAATCGAATCTGGGATGAGCCTCGCGGGTCGCACGTTGTGGCTGGAAGTTTTGGAGAAGGCTCTCAGGGTGTTCTCTCGATTACTCGGGCCACGAACCTCGACAACTTGGATGCGACGGTTTCGAGCAGAGCAACGCAATCCAGCGTGTCAGCAATTCAGAACAACACGCGCTTTGTGGGGATCGTGCCGGAAATTCTCAAGCTGCCTGATACCGGCTCCAAAGATTACAAATTTTACGCAAGGCTCTTTGACACAGGCGGGAGTCCAGAAGATCCTGATACCAACACGCTTAATATCGAGATCAAAACCGTTGGCGGCGTGACAGTTGTTGCACAGCAGGCAATGACTCGGACGGGAGTGGGTCTTTACGAGTTTATCTATACGGTCAACTCGTCTGACACCGAGCAACCCTTGGTGGTGTTCTTCAGGTACGATGAGTCGGCTGTGGCGTTCGAGCACGTTCGCACGACTGAGGTCCAAGAGTTTGAAACAAAACTCGACACCTTGCTTAGTCGCCTAACTTCCCAGCGGGCTACGAACCTCGACAACTTGGACGCGACCATCAGCTCTCGCGCATCGAGCGCGGCGCTGGCATTGGTTCAGGCCGACACCGACGATATTCAGGCTAAGATCGGCGCTCCGGTCACAACGCTTGCCGGCGACGTTGCAGCGGTTAAGGGTGACACTGCGGCAATCAAGCTCAAGACTGACCAGCTTGCCTTCACAGGCGGCAGGGTGGATTCAGTCCTTAGCTCCGCTCAAGAGGATACGATTGTCGATAAGGTGTGGGATGAAACTTTGGTTTCTCACACCACGGCAGGTTCGATGGGATTTGCTCAAAACCAGATCGACGATATCTTAGCCGACACCAACTCGCTGGATAGCGTGAAAATTACTTCTGGCCGGGCAAGTAATCTCGATAACCTGGATGCGGCTGTGTCCTCGCGTGAGTCTGAGGCAAGCGCAGCTTCGAGAGCAGCGACTAATCAGGGTGAGCATGATGCCACTCAGGCAGCGATTGCAGCTCTGTCTATTCCGAGTGTCGGAGCAATTGCTGACGCAGTTTGGGATGAGCCACTGGCAGGACATGTTGCCGCAGGTAGTGCAGGAGCCAATCAGAATCTCATCGACGATATCCAAAGTGATATTGCAGCTCTCAATGATCTGGCCATTGCAGACGTGCAAACTGCACTCACTAACCAAGGGTATACGACGGTTCGATCGAGCCTCTTGGATAACCTTGATGCTTCAATCAGCTCCAGGGCAAGCCAAGCGTCCATCACAGCACTTCAGTCCGATGCGACAGCGATCAAGGCCAAGACGGATCAACTCGTATTTGCCAGCGGTCGAGTCAACTCGGTTATCTCCTCGACTCAGGAAGACGCCATTGTGGATAAGGTCTGGGACGAGCTGCTTTCCGGGCATAACTTGGCAGGGAGCACTGGCGAGCGTTTGTCTGCTGCCGGTGGGGCGTTCACTCCTGCCGACGTGGCCGCTGCCGTGTGGAATGCGCCAAGAGTCACCTATCAAGGTGGCGGATCGTTTGGCGAGGCAAACCAAGGTGTCGTGAGTACGACCAGGGCGAACAACCTGGACAATCTAAACGCTTTGGTCAGCTCCAGAGCTACACAGTCTAGCGTGGATACACTTACGACTCGCGTGGGCGTGCCATCGACCACCCTGGCAAACGAGCTGGACTTGGTTCGCACGGACGTGTCTGGACTCAGGACCGATTACACGACCACTCGGGCAGGCAAACTCGATGCGCTGGACGTTCCGGTTTCGAGCAGAGCCAGCCAGGCATCAGTCGATGCAATTCAAAACAACACTCGCTTTGTGGGTATCGTGCCTTCGACTCTTGTGCTGCCTGCGGCTGGGTCCAAGGACTACAAATTCAACGCAAATCTGTTTGATGAGATTGGCAACCCAGAAGACCCGGATACCAACACGATCAACGTTAGGATCGAAACGGTTGGCGGCGTCGTAGTCGTAGCAACCACTCCGATGAATCGTCTGGGAGTCGGCAAGTACGAGTACACCTACACAGTCAATGCTTCGGATACCGAGCGGGCGCTTCGAGTGTTCTTCGAGTACAGCGAAAACTCGGTTGCCTTCCAGCAAGTGCGCGTCACCGAGGTCCAGGAATTCGAGTCGAAGTTGGATCTTCTGGTGAGTCGCTTGACCGCACAGCGTGCAGCGAACCTCGACAACCTCGACGCAACGGTGTCTTCTCGCGAATCCGATGCCAATGCAGGAAGTCGATTCGCCCAGGTTGCCAAGGATCTCACTGTGGCCAAAGAGGCGACGGTTGCAGCGATCAAGGCCAAGACCGATCAATTTAGCTTCGACACAGGCCGCGTCGTAGCCAAGGCGGAGGTAGTGTCGGATAAGACCGGCTACAGCCTCTCCAGCGGCGCAGAGGATAGTTTGGTCGATAAGGTATGGGATGAGGCTCTGGCAGGTCATGCAACCGCAGGGACGGCTGGGAAGTATCTCCAGGATGCCGGCGGAGCCGCCTCGCCAGCGAGCATTGCAGATGCCGTATGGGATGAGGCTCGGGCAGGTCACTTGGCAGCGGGCAGCTTCGGCGAGGCATTGCAAGGTGTTCTCAGCACAGCTCGCGCCGCAAACCTCGACAACCTCGATGCCACGATCTCCTCGGTCAGCGACAAAGTGGATGCTTCGGATATCGCCGCCGCTGTGTGGAATGCCGCTCGGGCGACCTACACCGCAGGCGGATCGTTCGGAGAATCAAACCAAGGGCAGCTCAGTGCAGCTCGCGCAGCACTCTTGGACAACTTGTCTCGCTTGGATGTGGTTGTCAGCACTCGGGCCGCTCAAACGACCGTCGATACCATCAATGGAAATACGGATGAGCTGGAGAGTCGCTTGACTGCGACCAGGGCCGCGAAGCTGGATCTCCTTGATGCAGCGATCAGCTCTCGGGCTTCACAGGCTTCTGTCAGCTCGCTCCCAAGCGCAGCTCAAATCGCCGACGCCGTGTGGGATGAGAACCTGGCGGATCATTTGACGGCTGGATCTACTGGCAAGGCTCTGGACGATGCCGACGCCGTGGCCAATCCGGCAGCGATTGCCGATGCAGTGTGGGATGAGGTCAGGGCAGGGCACGCGACACCTGGCACATTTGGAGAAACCCTGGATGCCGCAATCAGCACTCGGGCAACCCAGACCTCGGTCAACGATATCAAAGGCGCTGGCTTCAACGCTTCAACCGACACGCTGGAGAAGATCCGCGACAAGATCGACACGCTCCCGACTTCGGCAGGAGATGCGACCGCTGCAAATCAAGCGACCATCCTCGCGCAAATTGCAACGCGGTCTTCGCAAGGCAGCGTGAACACGCTTCAGACTTCGGTCAATGCTATCCCGACGAATCCGCTCTTGACGACGGATGTTCGCCTGAACAACCTGGACGCCTCGGTATCGAGCCGCGCTCAGGAGGCGACACTGACGCAGATCAAGGGAGCTGGGTTCAATGCAACCACGGATAGCCTTGAGGCGATTCGCGATGCGGTGCAAGCAAGCGTTGATTTCGCGCCGGTGCTCTCCGAGCTGGCAGCGATCAAGGGCGCTGGCTTTAACTCCGCGACCGATAGCCTCAAGGTCATTTCTGACCAAGTGGATGCAGCGGTAATTGGGGCCAATTCGGCGGCTTCCAATGCTTTGGATGCCAAGAATGCAGCTTTGGGTGCAGCAACCAGTGCTCAGGCAGCTCAGATCATTGCCGACTTGGCAGCGATCCCGGTCAACCCACTCCTGACGACCGATCCTCGATTGAACAACCTCGATGCTCTGATTAGCTCCAGGCTTGCGGCCTCAGCATTCAATCAGATCCTTGGAGGCACGTTCAATCCAGCGACCGATAACCTGGAAGCGATCAAGGACGCGGTGTCCGCGATCCAGCCTGGCAATGCGACTTTGGCCAACCAGACTGCGATCCTGGCGGCGATCTCGACCTTGGCAAGCCAGGCCAGCGTGAACGCGGTTCAATCGGCTGTGAATGCAATCCCGGTCAATCCGCTCTTGGATAACGACCCACGCCTGGCAAGGCTTGACGTAGCGGTGTCCACGCGGGCTTCAGACAACGATATGCAGCTTGTGAAGGGGACGGGCTTCACGTCCGTTGCAAATAGCCTGAAAGCCATTGCAGACGCCTTGGCAACGGCAAGCCTGGATCTCTCGCCAGTGATTACAGAGCTTGCGGCGATCAAGGGCGCTGGATGGAGCGGGGTCAACGACAACCTTAAGGCGATCAACGATATCGCCAAGGTGGAAAGGTCGCAGATCAAGGCTGACACAGCTTCGCTTCTTAGCCAAGGAGAAGGGTTTTAGCGATAATGAGGAGGAAGGTTTTGAACAGCATCTCGGTAGACAGATTTAGCGGTTTCAAGGTCTGCAAAAAGGCCGAGATATTTTCTACCTTCTGGGGTGCGGATTTCAACCTGCCATTTTTTTGCCCTTTTATTCCACGAGCAGCCACGAGCTATTCGTCTTTTGTGCCTGTTCATATTGATGCCTGGAAGAAGGTATCTGAGGTTTTTTCTTCTGTTGTCCAATTTGTTTTCGTTTTGATGGTCGATATGCTTGCCTTTGATAGGTGGAAGCACCATGTGGTGCATGTAGACGGGCGTGTCTTTCCAATGCTGCTTCCTCGTGCAAGCGTATCCTTGCGTTCCAATCCACCATCGGTATTTGTTCAAAGTCTCAAAAAGATCGTCGTCGACCAAAATTTTACTACCATTTGTAGCCAAAATAATTTGCATGTCGATAGCTATAAACGGTGCCTAAAGCGGAGTCAATATGGGGAATAGGTCAGAGAGCCTAGTTGGGCAATCCGTCAATTTAGGTCTGAGACACATATACTCGGGCGTTTTGACCGATGCGTACCAGATCCTTGGGGTTCGGATTTTGAATGCTCAGTACCAGCAGATCGGGTTTATTCCCGGCGCTTCGGTGCAGCATTTGGATCTTGGCACTTATCAGGTAACAGCTCCGGGCTCACTGTTCACTGGCCCTGGTCTTTATCATGATGTGTGGGAATTGGTCCCGGTTAGTGGGGCTTCCCAGCGCAACCTGACGTTCGATATCAACGTGGTGACGGTTGCCTCTCAGCAGGTGCCGAATTTCAGTGCGTTGCTTTCATGCACGTTAGCCGACCTGGATGCTTGCCTGCTCAAGAAAAACTACCTGTGGCCGGTGTGGCAGGTGCTTGCCAATGGCTACTACCTTTCTGATTCAGTCCTTCAGTGGGCAATTGATACCGGCATCACCTATATGCAGCGTCAGCTTGGCATTCCGCTCAGACACGTCCGAGTGCTGACCAAGCCCTATGCCGATGATCAGACTCCAGTGAATCCAGTCAAGGGAGTGGACTATGAGGAGGACGGTCAGCTCATTCAGTGGTCTGCCATTGAGTCTCAGTGGTGGTCGAGCGTGAGGCTCCCGCGTACTGGCATTATTCGCGTCAGAAGTATTCGTGGAATTTACGGTGGTAAAACGGTGTATCGTATTCCGAATGACTGGATCATCAATAACGAACTGCGAATGGGCGTTATTCGGATCAGACCAACGACCGCTGGAGCACTCAACAATATCGTGGATAGCTCGGGCCGGTTTCTGGATGTGACCTTGCTTGAGGCACTGGGAAACAATTTTGTGCCTGGGTTTTGGGCCGTGGACTACGATTATGGTCAAGAAAATGGTGAGTTACCGAAGGAAATTTGCGACGTAATCATGAAGAAGGCCGCCGTGACCATTTTGGATCAGCTTGGCATGTCGATCTCCAAGGGGTTGGCCTCCAGAGCGGCGTCCGTGGATGGGTTGAGCACCAGCGTAGGCTTTGTGGCTTCGGCAGAAAGATCCATGTTCGGTGCGCTTTCGGCAAGGTATGAACAGGAGTTAGACGCGGTGAATTTGACCGAGATGAGGAAGTATTACAAGGGTCCGTCCGTGTTCATATTCTGATGATGCGCAGTTGGACGTGTTGGGGGAGAATGGGTTTAGCACCTACTCAGGTAAACGAAAGGAGAAAGCATTATGCCCGCACCGGGTTTTAAGAAGTTGGACGAAGATCAGGTTAGAAAACTCCAGATCATTGAGGGCCGTGGACCGGATCAAGCGGTTCTGCCGAAGCTGCTCGATGACGCTTTGGATGTGGCTCAAGCCGAAGTCTCAGGGTTGGTTGCCGCTCTCAGCGGTAAACTCGATGCTTCCAAGTTGGCTGTGATTGATTCGGATGTTTCTGTGGGCGGAAACGCTACGGAGAGTTTGACTTTCACGGGCATGCTCGGGACGGACACGATCCTGGCATTGACTGGCAAGACGGCTGGAGCCAATGCGGTTGCGGTTCAGGCGTTCGGCGCTCCTGGCGCAGATGCTTTGTCGGTGACCTTCACTGGCGATCCTGGCGCTGGCGCTGTGGTTCGTGCGTTGGTTCTCAGAGCGTAACTCTGAAGTCTGAGTGGAGGTTCGGGGATGTTTTCCAATCGCCCCAGCGGTGGAGGTAATGATGGTTTTGGGAGGAGAGCCAGCACGAATGTGCGTTGGCCTCAGCTCGATCATCGCCTCGTCACTGATTTCATCGACCAATTCTCATCGTCGATCAAATACTGGAAGGCGCTTTCGTGCCCATGCACGAATGGACACACCGGACAGCCCAATATCTCATGCCATGAGTGCAGAGGCTTGGGATGGTTTCACAAAGACGCTGAAACATCGGACGTTTACCTCAAGGCGCAGGTGCATAGCAGGCGAAGCAACAAGGTCCAAGAAAAGGGAGGCATGGTCACAGTTGGCTATGCCTCCATTACTTTTCTGCCAGGGGTGATTCCTGGCGAGGGTGATTTGGTTCAAGTCTGCGAAGACCGAGAAGTGGTGAACGACGAGTATCATGTGATCGGCAGCACGCTCACGGATGGATCGACGGCTGAGACTCTGCGATTTCGGGATGTAAATTGCGTGGAGTTGGTTGTGGTTGAGGACAAGGCTCTGAAGAGAATCATTGTTCTTCAGCAAGACGCATGGGAATTCGATCCAGCGCAACGTCGAGTGGTGTTTAAAAATGGGCTCCCCATCGGGACTAAATACAGCGTTAGGTATGTTGCCAGGCCCGAGTATATCGTCAGAGCTGAAACTGCGAAGCCTTTGCTTCGAGTCACGCATGATGACAGCTTGAATGAGCCTCAGCGGTACACGAAGGATATCGTCTATCCGTTCAACGTCCAGGCAGTGCGTTTGGATAGGGCGATTCTTCAAAGACAGCGTGGAGCAGTGGACCTGGACACGCAAAGCACGTTTAATAATTCGAGCGGAAGGGGACCATTCAGATGATGGTAAAAATCAAAGTTTTGAAGCCAAAGAAGTCGAAAAAGAAAATTGAGCAACCCAAGAAGCTCAGAAAATCAGTGGCTCGATGCCGAGAGTTGCTGAAGGCAAGGAAACAGGTCCATGAAGAGTGATTTGAGTAAAACCATTGAACGTTGCCGATCTTTGCTGAAGGCCGATCACGTTACTTTGGTTCATCAGGGAAAAGTCACGCACTCATCCAGCCCCAAGGTGACTGGACAGGCAAAGCCCTTTCAATTTAAAACCAAGACTCGAAGTGGGAAAGCGATTCACAGCTTTCACGATCATCCCTCTCACAAAGATTACACAACACATGACCATGTGGATGCCTACCATGCACACGCCAAGCATGTGTCTGAGTTGAGCGATATCGGGAGCCATCCTCACTTGATCGAACACCATAAGAAAGCCATGCAGTATCATTGGCAAGCCGCAAGTGGTGGAGCGGTCAAAAAGGCATTGGAGCTATTTAAGGCTCACCGGCATGCCAAAATAGGAAAAACCAGACGCGGGCATCATGTCTACGCAGGAGCGCATGCGAAGCATCCACATTATTCAAAATTTACAAGCGAAGATCACCACGATGCAGCTCACACGCATCACAAGCGGACGATGAGGCTCATGAGTGCGATTGCTCATTTCTCGAAGAAGGAAAAGAAGTCTTTGGTGCAGGCTCTCCAGCGGTTGCTCAGGACGCATGCAACCCATGCTCATGGGCATCACTCGGCAGCGCACGAGAAAGGAAAGTGAGGTAACGATTCATGGGTGACATTACTTTGAAGCAAACCCTGACGATCAGCGCGTACAAGACGCCAACTGTCAGTGGCGCTCCGATCAATGAGAAGGATTTTGAGCTATCTCCTGCCGAGCAGCTTGAAATCACGGATATGAATGAAGATTCTGGTGGGAGGTTCAACCTTCCGGTAGCGACCACGGATCAATCTATTGGCATGGGGACTGTGGCTCTCGGTAAAATGCTCGTGATTAAGCCTGAATCTGAAATGAAGATCAAGATTGTCAACGCGGCTGGCACAAGTCAGCTTTTGACGATCAAAGCCGGCAGGACCACTGTGTTTCACGGTGAATTCACTAACGTCCTTCTGACCAACGACGGAGCCAACGCGGTCAAAGGCAAATTTTTCGTGGCGGGGGATTGATCTATGCCAGCAAGAACCAAACAACAAATCGTGGATGATGCCAAGGCGATTGCCAAGGCGTTTAGCGTGCAGCCCGAGGCAGGAGAACATGCGGGTGCTGCAAGCAATACGAGCACGGAAAGCATGACTTGGGAGCAGGCAATGATTCGACTTCAACTCTTGCAAATTGAATTGCTGTCGAACATCAGACAAAGTGAAACTAATCCATAAGGAGGATAAAAAATGGTCGTCAGAATTAAAGTGCCGGGTGCGGCGCTGGCTGGAAAAAACATCGTTCTCACTGGCAAAGGCGTGACCCGCATTGCTGGAGCAAACAACCATCAGTTTGACCGCTGCCCATATGAGGTAGTCGAGCAGCAAGGCGTTCTGCCTTCTGTCGTGAAGGCAGGCTCCCCTGATTTCGTGGATGTGTTCATTGACAAGGATGCGGACAACAATCCGGTCAGTCCCGAGATGGATCTTTCTGGTGTTTATCAGGTAGAAACCGTAGGCGGCGTTGAAGTGGTGGACGTTGTGAACGGAAACAACCTGTGGAGACTTCGCAAGGTCGAATTTGTCCGAAACGCTGGAGTGTAATCATGTCAAGACTAGCTAAGGCGATTCAGGCGGTCAGGGCCGCAAGGGCCAACCGTCAAGCTGGAGAGGAGATCCTTTCCAAAGGCGTCCACGATGCCATGTTTCATCACGTCCTCCACAAGAAGGCGGCAGATGCGGCATGCATGGGAAAGCCGGGAGGGAAATACTCCGAGGATCATTACAAGAAATGCAAGGATCACTCGAAGAAGCACGAGTTTTTGTTCTTGAGGCATGCGCTTGAAAACGCTCGCAGCAAGGCCGCTTATTCGGGCGATATGAAGCACAAACTTCAGAAGGCGATGGATTACTTCGAGGGCGAGGGCTATGGCGTCGCCCAGGAAGATCCTGAGTATAAGAAGGCTTGCGACCATTATATCGGCGGCGGTGAATTCAAGGGCCACAAGGACGATAAATTCAAAGAGGACTACTGAATCATGCCTCCTGCTTTTGTCGATACGCCTGAGAAGGAAGCAAAATGGCAGCGGGCCAAAGAGGCCGTCATGCGTAGGCGTAAGAAAAAGAAAAAGCAGATGACCTCCAGGGATTGGGGGTTGACCACCCACATTTTCCAGCGGATCAAAAAAGCGAAGGTTCCAGAAGTGTTCGATGTGTACAGCGTGGATGCGAAAGGAAAGCGAACCTTTCACTATCGCCACATGGATGCAGCAAAGGCCAGGGAGCACATTGCGAAGCTGAGAAAACTGTACGGAAAGCATGTTCAGTTTGGAATGCAGGAGCGAGCAGGTAATCGGTTTATGTCGGCCATGAAAAAATGCATCGACGTGATCGAGGCCAGAAGGAGTTTATGTCGATAGTCGTTTCCTTCAGCTTTCCTCGCGAGCTATCCAGAAACGCCACAACTCGTCGGGCGCTTGTCAATGCTGCATTATTCGTGAGAGATTTATGGTTAGCGAGATCCCCGTATGCTTCGGGTGAGTATGCCAAGGGACTTCAGCACGCAGGCTCCGTAAGAGTCGAGCAAGATAAGATTGTCATTGAGAATAAAGCAAAGCATGCAGCAGTCGTGGAGTTTGGTCATCGTAGCTTCAACATTGGCCTGGCTATGTTACGCAACGGTCGGGGAGTCAGAACGGCGGCGGATGGATCGCGGTACAAGATCGTTCGCATTGAACCGGGCGCTCGCGGAGCAACGCGAGCCGCTGGAGTTTCACGAGCCGTTGTCGCTTCCTTCACCAAGCTCTTCCCAATGGGTATGCGGGTGCCACGAGTGGACCGATACGGAGGGATCAAGCCCTACAAGCCCAGGCGCGCTCTCCAGCGACCTCTCAAGGGGCTCTCTCCCAGGACTGGAAGTCCAAAAGGGTTTTTTATCATTAGTGAAAAGGCGATAAGAGCCAATCCGCACAAGTGGCAAATCCCAGCGCAACAAGGTCGAAAACTTGGAGCGAAAGTGCAGGCCGAGGCGCGTCCCTATGTGATTGAGGCTATTCGCCAAGCAGTCCAGGGCGAGCGGGATCGACAAATGAGAGTTAGAGGGAAAAAGCCCGGATGGTATCGTCCAGCGATGAGTCGCAATCCACTCAAGACGATTCCGCCTGAGAGGCTACGAAAATGAGCTATTTTTGCAAACGATGTGAAAAACCAAAGCACCGTGAACGCGGTCCTCGCAGAGAGTCTGGGATCGGGTGGTATTATGTGGATTCTTCCGGTAGGCGATGGAACGGAAAAACATGTCCTGAGTGTTGGGCTATTGGATATTTGGAGCAGTATCGGCGCTCTCGTGGGCATAAATCTATTGACGACGTGCAGGAACCGCGACGTGTTCTTTCTCGGTCAGCAGAAAGAAGAGCTGCGGAGTATTTTATTGGTTTGGGGCATGATGTTGAGTTGACGCGACTGAAAGGGCCAGATTTGATTTTGGACCAAAAAATAAAAGTCGAAGTAAAAACAGTCCTTAAGGATAAACGGGCTAAATCTTATTTCGTTCGAGAAGTTACACCAGCCCGCCAAAGGGATGACTTAATTGCATTTGTCCTTCCCAATAAGTGTGTGATTGTTGAATCAATGCAAGAGCATCTTAGCAAGTGTTCCGCGAGCGGTACGCGCACCGTTACTAAGATGGTTTTGGGAGGATAGATTTATTTCATTCTTTTACGCTGAACGACTGATTGAACTGGCGATTCGGGTAGGTGTGGACGACGTGATGAGAAATCCGTCGATCATCGACCTGATGTTTCACACGGATAAGCATTTGATGGAGGGTCGGGAGCTGACTCCATCTGGCTCTCCAACCCCAGTGCGTGAACCGTTGCCGATGGATTATTTCCAGCAAAGAATCGCTGCGCTTCCCAGGACGGCTCAAGAAACCGGGATGCAGGATATTTTTCAAAACTCATTGCCTGCGGTGCCGGATATCCGCGAGTATTTGCGCACGGCAAATTTGAAGCTGATTCACGGCTTTCCACGCGAGGCCGCCGACTTGCCTTGTATTTCCATCACGCTGGGTAATGAGGACGAGAGTCAATACTTGGCCGGCCAAAAACAACACATGCAGGGTGCCGATGGGAAGGTGTACGACTTTGTGGGCTCTGATTGGGCCGCGCAGTACAACATTAACGTAATTACGCCAAACTACGATGAGACAGTGATCTGGTATTTCCTTATCAAGCGAGCGTTGACCATCTATCGACCCCACATCGAGGCTTATGGCATGCGCGAGCAGAAGATGAGCTGGATGGACGTGGAGCCAGCGCCGGAATACCTCCAGGCCGGTTTGTTTGTTTACCAGCGGTCTTGTATACTGTCGTGCGTCAAAGATGAGGACGTGCCGGTTGAGAGCCAAGGATTTACGGAGCTGGGGTTTGGAGTTGAGGGGTTTGACCAGGCGGGAGATGGGGGCATTATCCCCGAAGGAGTATGATGAACGCAGAAGAGGCAGCTATTTTTGAGTCGGCGCACAAGGATTATAGGCTGACAGCGGATGAGGTCGCGATGTTCGAGCGGCTTCGACAGATGGAGGGGGTTCATAACGAGATTGCCTTCAATTTGAGCCGGTACAAAGAGTCGATCCTGAACACGAGAAATGAGTTTGTAGTTAGGCTGGCTAAGAAGTATGGCATCGAAAACCCCAGCCAGGTAACTTATGATCCAATCAGTCAGAGTGTGCGTTCGATCTTTCACCCGGAGCTGAAAGGCCATAAAATTGAAGCAAGGCCGTATGCTTTTACGAGAGTAGCATCCGATCTCATGCTCGATGCAATCAAGAAGCTCGGCGAGATTTGGAAAGCAACAACCAAGGGAGTTGGGTAATGGCTAAGGAAAAGAAAATGCGATGGGAACCAGAAAAGCCTGCACAAGCGGCCTCTGAGTCCATTGCATCAGTAGCACCACAAGCATCGGTGCAAGCACCCGCCTCCGCTCAAGAAAAACATCAGGGACAAAAAGTGAGTGTGGATCTTTATCTTCGGGCTCATAATGTTCCAGTGTGGGAGCGCGGAGGTCGTCGCGCATTTGCGGTGTCTAAGGGTTTGGAATTTGCAACAGAACAGCAATTTGACGAGCTGTTCAAGAAATATTGAATGAGGAGGAAGCATGGGTAGAACAGCAGTTTTCAAAGGCATTGAGTTAGTCATCCCAGATGCTTACTCGGCACTCGACGTTACGCGACTCCTCACGCCGACTTCCGGTGGAGTAGGGATTGTGGCTCTAGTCGGTGAATCCGAGGGCGGAAAACCGGGGCTTCATATTTTCCCAGGCGGTGCATCGCCGGCCATCGTGAAAGATGAGTTGAAGGGTGGAGCTGGCGCTCACATGAGTCGATTGGCTCTTAGGTCGGGTGTGGATGGACTGGTTCAGGCCGGCGCTTCCACAGTCTTGTTTTACAAGACCAACAACTCGACTCAATCGCAATTGGTTGTGGGTGGTGTCAGAGAAGCACGCAGCGTGACCACGGTCGCGGATGTGGCTGGCTCTTTGAACGATACCTACCTCGACAATTTGCAGGCGGCTCCTGGCGGCACAACTTATTATGTCTGGTTCAATGTGAATGCTGCCGGCACTGATCCTGCGCTGGCAGGAAAAACCGGCATCGAGGTTGCTCTGGCAACTGGCGCTTCGGCTAACGACGTTGCCACGGCGATTCGGGCCGCGCTGAATGCGGTATCTGGAAAACCATTCGATGTGGCCGGCGCAACCAATGTGGTTCTGATTACCAATAAAGCCAAAGGAAACGTGACCGATCTCGTTGACGGCGCGGCTCCGACTGGTTTTACGGTATTGACCACCGTCCAGGGCAATTTCCCGAGTGCTCCAGCGGCTTTCACGATCAAGAGCAAGCAGTACGGCTCCTTCACGGCGCTGTACACGGCAGAAATCGCAACCGTAGGTCCGAACAAATTCCTTACGGTTCGCGATGAGCTGGGAGTGGCGGAAGTTTCTTCAGCGGTAGGTGCAGCGAATTTCATGACCATTACACGCTCCAATGCAGGAGGCGCAACGGCGGCTCAGGTTCGGTTGCGCTATGTGGCCAACCTGCTTCGGCTCCAAGGTCAGCATGATCTGGGCGCTGGGCTTGTGAGTGCATTTGACTTGGATGTGACTGGACTCACGCTCAAGCAAATCAAAACGTTGGTCGAAGCGACTTATGCTGGCTGGACGGTGAGTATTCCGTCTGTCGCCAACGAGTCGTTCAAGGCCGTTGATCTGGATATGGTCGAATTCTACCAGGACGCATTCGCTCCAGCGGCCTATGGCTTCAAAGCCTCGGTCTACGAGCTGGTTCAGTGGTCCTTGACCTCCAGTCAGTTGGTCGAAGTGGTGCGCGGCTCTGAGAACGACGTGGACGGTGTGCCGGCTGCGATGGCTCTGGCTTCGCTCACTGGCGGCACTCGTGGTTCAACGTCCAACACGGATGTTCAAAACGCCTACAACGCGCTTTTGGATCTCCGGGTCAACATTACGGTGCCCTTGTTCTGCAAGGACAATCAGGACGGCTCTACGGTGTCCATCGCTTCGGTCAATTCGATCGTGAAGGATCATGTGCAGAGTCGATCTGCAATCCTCGGCAGGTCCGAGTGTCAGGCTTATGTAGCGATCCAAGGCAACAAGGACGCATTCAAGGCCGAGTCAGCTCGAATGGGAAGCCGGTATGTGTCCGTGACTTCCCAGAAGATCAGCGACCTGGATATTGACGGCAACGTGGTGACCTTCGATGAGTATGCCTTCGCTGTGGTCTGTGCTCAGACACAAGCCGGCTCTCCGATTGGCACTCCGTTGACCAACAGACTCTTGCCGGTTACCGGACTGTTTCAGGACGCTTCCTGGAAGCCATCCGTGGATGGCGCGGAGCTGATTAAGGCTGGGTGCTTGATTGCCGGACTGGATGAGAACAACCAGATTCGAGTAATCGCTGGCTATACGAGCTGGCTGGGTGACACGAACAACGCCAATATCTACATCGAAACGGTGGAGTCGTTGGCGATCTTCTCGTTCAATCACCGCCAGTTTATGAAGCAGCGGTTCTTGGGTGTCTCCAGCTTCACGACCCAGGATATCCTGGACGCGATTAAGGAGTCTTTGGAGGCCGAGCGCGACACTACTCGGTCGATCAAGGGGTTCGATTTGGAGCAAACCAAGCTGATCTCTACAACCGCTGGGCGGCTTGAGTACGAAATTGCAGTGGTGCCGTTTGAAGGGATTGTCTTCATTCTGCCCACGGTGGTTGCGATCCGCGAAACGGCGGCGGCGTAAAGTAGGAGGAGCCTATGAAATCAGAAGTTTTTTCAGGAGCACGGGCGGTATTCAAGGTCGGCGGAAAGCCGGTCGGATACGCCCTTGGTTGCAGCGGGACAACCGGCATCAACTACCAGCCGCTCTCAGTGCTTGGGCACTTGGAAGTGGTGGAGCATGTGCCGGTTGCGTACACCGTGGAGCTGACCTCGAATCTGGCCAGGATTGCGAAATCCTCCAGGCTCAAGTCATTCCAAAATTTCCCCGGACTTCGTTCAGATATCGAAGGCGGTTTGGAATCGCCTCAGATCATGCCAGCGTTCGGCGGGAATGGTTTGACCATTCTGCAAAGCGGCGAGCTGCAAGCAGTGATCTACGATATCGTGACCAAGCAAACGCTGTACACAATCAGTGGCGTGAAGTGTTCTCAGAAGGCTTGGGATATTCAGGCCGGTGGAATGGTCGCAGAAAACTGCACCTTCGTTGCCCGAATCTCCAATGAAGGCGGCGAGAACACCGGAACCATTGGTCAGTAAAGTGTTGTTGTAGTGGGCATCTAATCCTCCTTGATGGTTGATGCGCGGTTGATGAATAGAGTGAGGAGGCGGGTTTTAACGGGTTTCCCGCTTCCTCACTCGTGTTAGAAAGGTAGCCATATGAAGGTCGAACGAGAGAAAATCATTCATTTCAAATACCAGTCAAAGGCCAAGGATGTTGGCTCTTATGAGCAATCATTCGTTATCAAGCGGCGATGCCCGAAGCTGGATCTTCAATTCATTTCCACGAAAGCAGCACTGACAGGCGGATTGACTCCTATTACTCGCTCTGAAATGTCGATTGTGGACACGATAGCCACGTTGACGGTTTACTTTGAGCAGGTAGACAAGCACGGCAAACGAAGCGAAAGCGCGGAGTGGATCGACGATATTGTTGATCCAGACATTCTGTTCGCACTTCACAAGGAGTGGTTGGACTACCAACTGAGCTTTTACCCGGAAGTGAAGCAGGATGGAGAATCAACCCAAACCCCCCAAACTACCGTTTAAGGTCGAAATCCGGCTCCCCTTTCCTGACCAGCGTGAGAAAGGCCGCATCGAGCGCGTCAAGTCGCGGCACGAAGCCTGGCTCGTTGAGATCAAGAAAAAGGCCAGGGAGAATCTGGAGCTAGGTTCTGAACAGATCAGGATAGCCTGGACCCATCGGTTTCAGCGACCCAGGTACGACTCGTTTGATGAGTACACGCCAGAAGAGATCACTCTCGAAATGTGGGAGCAGTGGTATTACGAGCACCCTGAAAGCCTGGAAATTAAGGGTATTTTCAAGAAAAGAAACTCATCCACTGGGTATTCCTATTATGAAACCGGCGATCCATTGATTGATTCTTTGGAGCAAGCCTTTGGGCGTGGCGAAACACCCGACCTGGAGGAGGTCTTTGGACACATTCAGGGTGGGAAGGATATTTTCAGGGATGCTGTTTTCGAGCACGATCAGTCTTCGGGGGTGCAGGGATTTCAGGCCGGCGAGAAAGTCGCGCCGCGCTCGGGATACGAGGGCGTGCAAGAGAATGAAAAAGGAGAGATGGTGGCGGTTGATGGAACGAAGGTTAGTCACGATGACTATTCTTCGGATGAATGGGTTGCTTCCGCTCTCAAGGAAGACCCTATTCTGAAAGCGTTTGAAGAAAAGCTAAGGGGAGGATGATTTTCCCCAGCGTTTTTTTGCAGCAACTCTGGCCCGTTCTGTTGTGCTCATTTTTTTCGGAATAATCCTGGTTGCTACTACTGCGCTATACGCATCAACGGCTTCCTTTTCTGTGTCAAAAACGCCAACATGAATATCTTGAAACTTTGCAACATATCTACCGCTTTTGTTTAGAGTGATACCCTTTGAGAGCTTGCCCCAACCTCGCCTATTGATTACCTGTTCGGATCTGTTGGTCCAGCGCACATTCCCTGGAGCGTAATCACCATTGTTGTCTATCCGGTCCAAGCTGTAGCCACTGGGACGTGGACCAAGGTCTTCGTAAAAGTTGTCAAAACTCAGGTAACGCTCATGGATTGCGATGCCTCGACCTCCGTAATGCTGATAAGATTTACTAGAAGGACACAAGCATCTTCGTTTCATGTCTTTCCATGCAACGTATTCAGGTGTTTTTGTTTTTCCGTGGGTTTTTCGCATGTTTGAAAAAGGTTTCTATTTGACATAGCATGGTTACGGAGTAAGGTAAATGCCGCAGAACAACGACGACATTGACGCATCGGAAATCAGTAGTCTGGTAACGCAATCCAGCGCCCAGCTTCAGCAAGTCCATGTCGCGCTGGACAAGATGAACAGCCAGCTTTCCAGAATGCAGGATTTATTTGGCAAGGTCCGAGACTACACTCAGGATGAGATTCGCGAGCTGAACAACTATAAGTCCAGCGTCAAACAGGTTGCCGATGAGTACCGTGCGCTTCATGCCGAGCAGACCAAAGGCATGAATGATTATTCCGTAGCTCTCAAGGCGGCGGAGGATCGGCTTCAAAACCTGGCTGAGACAGAGAAAAAAGCCATTGAAGAGAACACAAAGCTGCGCGAGCGCGTTGGAAAAATCCAAGCCAATCTTGATGGCAGAGTGTCGGGACAAAAGAAGAAGTCACTTCAGGAGTTGTTTGGCATGGAAACGGCCAGCTCAAAGGAGCTGCGCAAGCGTGCCGCCGATGAGCTAACTTTTTCCGAGAAAAAGATTCAAAAAAACCGCGAGCTGATCCGCCAAACCCAAATGGAAAAGGATGAGGCCAAAAAACGCCTCGCCGATGCAGAGAAGCTGTCCAAATTGGGCCAGGAACGTGTTGAAAGCGAGCGCCGACGGCGCGGGTATGGCGGGACAAGTGCTCTGGAGGTTGCCAGCGACTTGAACCTGCCTGGAGTGTCTCAGGCGGCGATGATTGCCAAGTATGCACGTCGCGGTGTGGAGTCTTCTGGAGGTGAGGATATTGGTGGGTTTGCTGGGCTTGCGGCTCGTGGACTGGGCGGGCTCCGAGGCGGTCTGATCGGCGGATCTATTGCTGCCGGTGGATATACCATGCTTCAGGGTTACCGGGCCTACCAGACCGCACACCAAATGGCTCCGATGGCTCGGACCTTAGCCGGTCAAATGGGCGCTGGAGAGGCGCTGCAAGGCCGTAGGCAGGCTATCCAGGCGCAGGGAGGGTATGGCGGCGTCGAGAACCTGCAAACTCTCATGCAGCTCAATAGACAGCTCGGGGGCCAGGCTGGCGCAGGAGCCCTTCGTCCGGTCACTCAGATGGCCAATCAATTTGGTTTGGCTAGGGAGGAGGTCGGCGCGCAGGCCGGGGCTCTGATGATGGCCGGAGGGGCCACACCCCAGCGATCCGTTCAGGATCTCAAGAGCATCATGATCGAAGGCGTGCGCGGAGGAATGGACCGCGCCAGGATCACAGAGTTTACAAACCGCATCATAGGGATTCAGGAAAGCATTTTTGAAGCAACCGGCGAGAGTCGGCCTCAAGCGATTGCCGAGGCAATGGGGCAGCTCATGCGAGCCAGCGGGCGAGGGGAGCAATTCATGCGCGGGCCTGAGATGCAAGCCATGCGTGGAATTGACCAGGCAATCAAGCAAGCCAGCCGAGGCGGCGGGCAGGGTGCGGGCACTCTGCTTCGAGCGTTCGGGTTCGGCGCTGGAGGGCAGGGTGGGGCACTTGGATCGGATTACTACAAGGCTCGCCGGGCGATGGAGGGCGGACTGTTTGGACAAGAAGAAGGCTCAGTCAACACTATGGGCCGAGTGTTCAAGCAGTACGACGTAGAAAGCGGCGGAAACAAGGAAATTTCGACCTTAAGAATGGCCGATGAGATGGGTCTGGGCATTCGACAGGTCGAGCAATTGCGCGAAATTCTCGGAAAGGTCGAGCGCGGCGAGTTGAGCAAGGAGCAGGGCCAAAAAGCTGTGTCCAAGATCCAAGAGGAGTCAAAGGACCCACTCCTGGCTTTGCGGGATATTTCGGCCAAAATGGATGAGAACATGGCCCGCATGGCTGGCGAGCAGGGGATTGGAGCAGTCGTCAAGATCGACTCGATGCTTTTGGATGTTCAAACTGAGGCGCTTCAGTGGCTTCAAAAAATTGCGACCCTGATTGATCCAGACGCTAAGAACAAGGGCGCGGCAGCGGGTGACCTGGCCGGCGCGATTGGCGGGATTGCAGCGGCGGCGATGGGCCTGAAGGCACTCGGCGGATTGATTAAGGGCGGCGCAGGCGCGGCAGGAGGCACGGCAGGCGGCGCGGGCGGAATGATGGGTGGACTAGCCCGAGGAGCTGGCGCGGTTGCCAAGCGTGTGCCTCTGGTTGCTGGAGCTGCGGCAGCGGCAGGCGGTGCGATGAATGTCTATGATATGTACACGCACCCAGGAGGCACCGAGGGATTCAACAAGGATTTCGAGGAGCGAACGAAAGAGTACGGAGCGATGGACTGGCTCATGCATCCAGGCGACGCGCTCACTCGCGCTGGTCAGAAGATCGGCGAGGGCGTGGGTGGAATGATGCTTGATCCAGAAACCAAGCGCATGATGGAAAAAGAAAAAGCAATGGGGCTTTCGCCTACTTCTCCTCCATCGGCACGCGGAGGAGCAACAATGCCAGCCGGAGCCGGCGCAGGAGCGGGCATGGGACGGCCTTCGGCAGATCCTCAAATGAACGAGAATAATCAGTATCTCAAGCAAATCGTGGAAAACACTCGCCCAATCAAGAGCATGCGACCAGAAATGGGACCTAAGTCTCCACCTAAAGGCATGGTGCGATAATGGACTTTATAGATACGATTTCCAGCTTATTTAAGCCAGACAAGGAGCATGGACACCCAGGAGCGAAGTGGGTTTACGAGCAGCAAGGCGGGTGCGGAGCAAGGATCTATCCCAACATCGCGGCGGCAGAAAAGCGCGAAGTCCGAAACCTATTTTACGAAATTCAATCTTGTACGATTGATCGCAGCACAACGGATATTGGCGGCAGCTTCACGATGACCATTCTAGCAACCGAGGCTTGGGATGAGATCATTGAGCCTGATGATTACATTCGGATTTTCATGGGGGATCAGATTGTACAAACCAAGCTGCCCTCTGGTGCTTACAATTTCGCATCCGGTGCTTTGGGAGTTGGAAAGCCAGAAGGCGGAGTGACTGGCGGGAAAGTGTATGTTCCAATTCCAGGAGGAAAGGTCGAGGATCGGAAACAGATCAAAACACTCATGATGTACGAGCGATGTCTCGGGAAGATTGATCGAGTGGAAAAAGTGACTTCTCCTCCAGCGGATCGGCAAGCGACGCTTCCGCTGTACACAATCAGTGGTCGTTTTTTTGGCTCAATCATTCAGGATATCTCGATTTACTACAACGAGTGGCTGCCTGGATTAAATGCACTCAACGTGTTTTACCAAAACAACATCAATCTGATGGGACCTCCCAATAGGTTCGTGAAGGAAATCCTGTCAGTTGTTCTTTCTGCGGTGCCGATGCCTCAGTGGCAGCTTCCAAAAACACTGGTTAAGGACTTGAATTACGCGGATATCGTTTCTAAAAATTTATCCGACGTGAACAAGGCTTTGTCTGGGTTTAGGCAAAGGCTCACTGAGGCGCAATCCTCGCCGGCAGCGGCCAAGATCGCCAATTCCGGATCGGCAGTCGCACAGCTTCAAACGCTGGTATCTGAGATTCAGGCGCAACCAGCGGCGGCACCGTTTTCCGTACTTTCAATCAAAGGGATCAGCGAGTGTTACGGGCAGACGCTCAATAAATCATTTCTATCTAACAACAGTACGAGCCTCATTGACCTCATCAAGCATCTTTCAAACGATGTGTTCAATGAATTTTTCGTAGACATGGTGCCAGGCGGAAACCCGGAAGGCAGCACTGCGCTGGATAATCGAGTCGTGCCAACGGTGATGATGCGTCAGCGTCCTTATGATCTAAATTCCTCGATGCTCACTGGCCTTTCGGATTATGGGATGAGGTATGCTGAAAAACTCTCCAACTTTCCGAGAGTAAATCTGGGATCGTCCATCTCCTCAACGCTGCTTGATCTCAAGGGCCAGGCCGTCGTGGTTTTCGGTCCACTTCAGGAGTCGGATTTCTCTAAGGTCGTCAAAGGTCCAGCTCAACAGCTCATCTCCAAGATCGGAGCTGATGTTCATTACAGTCCAAACCTCCTCAATTATCAGGTAGGTCGCTCAGGGCATGATCGCTTGAATGCATTTCTTTGCTTGGGATCGTATAACCGAGGCCACTACAATCAAACGGATCGCGTTTTTGTTTCTCATAACGGCGGATTTCAGATGGATATCGACAGCATTCGCCGTTATGGCTTCAGAATGATGGAAGTCTCCACGCAATATGCCCAGCCCTACGATAATAAAAACCAGCCCAAGGACATTGGACAAATTCTCAAAAATTTCAGTCAATTGCTGGGTAATTGGTACTTTATGAATCCAGCTTTTTTGAATGGAAGAATCACGTCAAGATTCTTGCCAAACTCCAGGCTTGGGATTCCATGTGTGTACCTTGAAACACGAAAGTCACCCAACAATCCAGTGCCAAAGGCGGAATTATTCTATGTTCAAGGTGTAACTGATAATTTCAATTATGGTCAACCCATTACAACAACTCTGACAGTGATTCGAGGGCTTAGGTACAACCTTGAATCTGCTGCATCCGGCAAGACGACCGAATTGATTTCGGATCTAACGCCACAAACCAATAACGCGGTTGCATTTACATGAGTGATCTAGGTGATGGTACACCACTACAGGACGGACTGAGGCTTTACGAGCGAAAGGGCGGGGAGAGCGCCAGGCATATTCCCTATCCAGTTACCGCTCAGGTGATGGCGATTTACTACGTTGATGAAGAAGAAAATCGTGACGGCGAAACTCTGGTCGCTGACCTTCATGTGATGAGTCTTGGCATTGATCTGTACAAAGTGCCACTCATGTTGCCAAAAGCCGGCGTGGACGATTACATTTCATTCGGACTGAAAGCCTCAGAAAAAAATGTCGATAAATCTCCATTTGACCAAACTCTAGTTGATCCAAAGTTAGCTGATGGCGACACCGTGATCGTGATGTTTCTCAATGCCGATGTTCACCAGCCAATTATTATTGGCACTCTTCCTCACAACCAGGGCGGCTTCGGCGGGATGAGTAAAAGCCAGCGGCAGTACATGGAAAAAGGCGATGAGATCCGATTTAGAAAATCGGGCACTGAGTTTGCGATGGACAAAGATGGAAACGTCACCATCGACAACACGAATGACGCCTTTGATGAGGAAATCCTTCCTGAGAAGAAATTTGAGCTGAAATTCAAATCCAAAAAGGATGACGTGAAATACACGCGCATCTTGGTTGATTCAAAGCCAGACGCGCAGCAAATTACCTTGAGCACTCAAGGTGGCCACTTCATTACGTTGGACGATAAGCTGGGGGATGAGGCGGTCTATGTGTTTCACTCCAAGGGCGCTCTCATCACGATGGACAAGGATGGCTCGGTCAAAATTGTTTGCTCCGATGGGGCCTACTTCTTTTTGGATGCCTTGGCAGGAAGTATCTCGCTGACTTCCAAAGATGGGTCAATCGTCACGCTCAAAGACAATATCGTGATGACTGACAAGACCGGCGCTCAAATGGTCGAAATCAAAGAGGACATGGTTCAAATTATCTCGGCCAAGGACGTGGTGCTAAATTGCAACAACGCCAACATTCAAGCCGGCAAGGTGGATATCGGTGATGGATTGGTCCGGTTCAAGGCCGTGCTCTATGAGCAATTGAGAACCGTTTTTGACGCTCACACTCATGCAACCGCTGTCGGACCCAGCGGGCCTCCGACTCCACCCAACACATTGACGGTTGCCGAAGCAACTCCGGCGACTTCTGCGGCGGCTGACTATGTGAGTATTCGAGGGAATCTTGCGTGACAGACGATTTGCTTACCTGGAAATCCGAATGGGATCTTCTGCCGCTCGATGATGTAGGCACAGCATGGTCTGGAAATTGGGCCGCTTATTTTGCTGCCAGAAACGACAGCAAGCTGACCTTTAATCCAGCAACCATTGTCGGGGCTCCGGCAACATTCACATTTGCGCAGCCGGCATTTCAAACGCCACTTGCCGCTGGACTCCCGCCTGACCCAACTGGTGCGAGCGGAATTGCGGCGATTGCCTCTGCTTGGGAGGCGTCAATCCTGGCATCGACTATGAGCGCCCTTCCTGGTATCTCGGTAGGGGCTCCTTCTCCGGCCACTACATTCAGCGCCATTGCTTCCATCGTGGTTGAGCCAACCTCCCTCACTGCCGCCAAAGCTGCTTTGATTGCTGCTCTGACCGCAGCGCCTCCAGTATCCACGCCACTGAGTAGTGCTTATCCTGGGGCCTTCAGGGATGCCTTCTTAATGCTTCAGTATGTCATCACAGGTACAAACTCAGTCTCTCCGCCGGCGGGGCCAAACCCATTGGTTGCCGTCACTGGAGTGGTCTGATGCCAAACCTGAAGTTGACCACCACAGGCAAGTTTGAATCGACCGTGGTGTTCACTTATGTGCAGCGCATCCCAATTCCTGGGCTTCCAGGTCTTGCGTTCCCGCCGTCGCTTGGCATTCCTTTCCCGCTTCTGCCTGAATTGCCGGCATTGCCGGAGCTGCCGCCTATTCCTGGCCTACCAGCACTGCCGACACTGCCGACACTGGGGCTCCCTGCGCTGGCTTTCCCGCCGTCGCTTGGCATTCCTTTCCCAAGTCTTCCAACGCTGCCGGCGCTTCCCACGCTGCCGCCTATTCCTGGGCTTCCGACACTTCCAACTCTCCCCACGCTCGGGCTCCCGGCACTGGCTTTCCCACCGGATCTGGGCATTCCCTTCCCAGCACTTCCAGCTTTACCGGATTTTCCAAGTTTCACGCTGCCAGATATTGGCCTTGGCATTCCTGTGATTGAAACGCTGTTGGAGATAGAACCATGAGAGAGCCAACGGTAAAATGAATAGCAGAGGTTCAAAGCAATGGCGTTTAGCGGGATCAGTAAAAATCCATTCCCAGCAATAGCGGGCGGAGCGGCGGTGATCGCTGTTCTGGACGGTGCCTTGAGCGACGTGGTGGGTATCCTGACCGGCAACGACAAATTTCGGAAGCTGCATGAGCAAAAAGAGTCGGATTTTAAACAGTATTCCGAGCAGGCATTCGACCGGCGCAAGTGGCATACGATTCAAAGTGATCGAACACGCAAAGACTACTTTTTCCTTCTGAAATACCAGGGGAAAACCATCGAAGTACCGTTCAATATCAATCCCCAGCGTGAGACAATTACCGAGCCTCATGCCGTGTCAATCCAGCACACCCAAGGCGGCGGAAAGCTGATTCATTCTGACGGGGCAACCAGTAAGGATATCACAATCCAAGGGACCTGCGGCCTGTATCCAGGCGAGCGGCGAGTGCGATTGCCTGACAGTGGGATTGGGTCTGGCATGGAAGGGTTTAAATTTCTCCAGAATGTGTTTCGGCGCTATTGCTTTCTACGGCGATATGGCGACTTAGCCCAAGGGCTTCAGCTCATTTACGTCAACCGAAGGAGGCAAGAGGCTTGGGTAGTTGATCCAAAGTCCTTCACGTCTGAAGACGCGGTGGAGCACAATTTTCACTTCAACTACACCATCGTCCTGGAGGCGCTGTATCCTTACGACGGCGACGACGCCAAAGGGCTTGTGGAGCGAATTTTTGACTCCATTCCTGGATGGAGAATTCTGGATGGAGCGATCCAGCGGTTTTCCGAGGCCGTAGATACGGTAAACGCTGTAGCCGGCCAGATTTCTGCAATTGTCGATGGGTTTGGAGCCATTGTGTTTGAACGCGTGGTGTCTCTGGCCAATACTTATGCGGATATCAAAGGCAACCGACTACCCAATGTGGCCAACCTCAAACGTGACTCTGTTCAGCAGACAGCCTTCCTGGTTCGTGAAGCTGCCGCAGCACTGGAGGCAGCAGGTGCAACCGATCTAGCGGCAAGCGTGGCAAGGCTTGAGCGAAACATTTACACCTTACTGCTTCAAGACGATTTGTATGAGCCGCGACCTGACACCCAGGCGACCAGTGTCGATGAAATTAGTTCTGGCAATCAGGAATCCTATACCGCGTCCGACGGCTCCGCTGTGGACCCAAGCGATGCTCAAGAGGCAGGTGCTCCAGATCAACGGCCTGACGCAAGCACAACGCTGGGAGGGGACGCTACTGAACCTGCTTCGGTGCCAGGGACAGAAACCGGGCAGGCTGACAGCGTAGCTGACTCTGATTTGAACCTGGACACTATTTCTAGCGTGGGCGGATCGGCTCTTGATCCAAACGGAAAATTTCAAGTGACTCGGTTCACTTCCAGCGCGGATCTATCAACCGCCGTGCCTCCGTCTACGAAATCCATCACAAGCCGGGCGAATTGGGAACAGACCTGGCGCGAGCACTTGAGTAACATCAGTCCATTGAATTCCGATTACCGTAGTGCCGTGATTCGATATGGTGACAGCATTCAGACTTTAGCGTTTCGATTGCTGGGCGATCATGGACGCTGGCCGGAGCTAGTTTTATTGAACAACCTGCGCTATCCATACGTTGCCGATCCTGCCTATATCACAGCAAACAATCTGACCAACGTGCTTCCGTGGGGTGGGACCATTCTTTATCCGGTTCAAAAATCCATTTCAGTGCCTCGGGTCCGTGTATGGCGCAATGAAACATTCCAATCCATTGCGCTTTCTCCATTTGAGCGAGCACTTGGAAACGATATCTTGATCGACGAGACTACTGGAGATGCCAAGTGGCATGGAAACGATCTTCAGCTCGTGTATGGAGTGAAAAACTTGTCTCAATTCATGAGAAAGCGCATCGTGACCAAGAAGGGCACGCTTAGGCGCTCGCCTCGTGTTGGATTTAGCGATGTGCTTGGAGTTTCCGCTGGCGTGGAAGAGGCGGTGATTCGAGCCGAGGCCAAGAGTTTGTTTTTCAACGATGATCGCATCGCGGATGCGGAAGTGGCTGAAGTTGGTCAAGACGGTCAAGCATTGAACGTATCTGTGGTAGCTTCAGTCAGGAATGCTCAAGATCCGCTGATTGTAAAAGCGACCCTGTAAGGAGAGTGGGATGGCTACATTTTCGCCTAAGCAAAGAACAGAAATTTACGCTGAAATTAGTGCCATCGTCTTAGCACTCGCTCCGATTACAAGTACCGAGTTAGGCGAAGTCAGTGACAACATTATTTTTGGCGTATCCGATCAAATCTATGAGCTGTATGTAGAAATTCAAAACGCACTGTCTTTATTGAAGTTGGAAAATACCTCTGGCAGCGACCTTGATGATGTTGCCAGTGAGTATCCCGACCTAAAACCTCGTTTCCAGTCTACTCGTGCTACCGGCCAAGCGATTGTTACCGATCCAGGCGTAACAAAAGTTTCAAGTACGATTGCTCTTGGCGGCTCAAACATGGGCGATAATTTTTTGAACCTAGCTACAGGCACCGGAGCTGCGTTTGGGAATTCTGGTTCCGTGTTGGTTGGCGTTCGAGGCTCATCGGTATTTGAAACATTCCAATACGATGGCAGGAGTGGAGATCAACTGACTTCGACTGTGGACACTATTGCTTTTGACCACGGGTCTGGCGAGCCTGTCGTCAAAACAACCGTAGGCGACCGAGTATTTCCCGGTCCATATGTGGTTGCAACCGAGGCTACTCCTGAAGTGCCAACCAAGACCTATACAACAACAGCTTCCTTGACCATTTTTGATGGAGAGGAAGAGGGCACGGTGGATGTTCGAGCTGATACGCTCGGGCTCGATGGCAATACACCACAAGGGACAATCAACAGATTCATCGGTACGCCTCCATTTGCTGGAGCCCAAGTCAGAAACGATGTGTCGTTCACGAATGGTCAAGCCAGGGAAAAAGACGCGGACCTTCGTTCTCGAATTCGGCAACAACGTCAGGCGCTCTCGACTGGAAACATCGACGCTGTGACCTCAGCGACGTTCAATGCAAACTTCCAAGGACAGGTGGTTAAATTCGTTCAGGTCGTGGAAGATCCAGACCCAACTATCCCAAGCCTGGTTTATGTGGACGATGGATCAGGGTTCACTCCGACGGACCGACTCTACACCACGCCGATTATTTTGGTCGATTCGGCACTAGGAGGTGAACAGCGGTTTTTCTTACCTAGCGAGTTTCGACCAATCGTCACGAACGACGTTGAGAACGCGGCCTATGTGTTCGGAAATATCTCGATGGAGTTGAACGGCTCCCCAATCAATCAAGGCACCGGGGCCGGAGAATATCAGATCCAACCGGATCGTGGTGTGATTCGCCTGAACACTGCGCTTAATCCAGGCGATCATCTGGAGATCGTGTCAATTAGGCACTACACCGGCCTACTCCAGGAGGTGAATTTCAATCTTTATGGAAAACGAGAGGACAGAAAAAACTATCCAGGCATTGTGGCGCTTGGGAGCTGGGTGCAAGGTCGAGTGCCTGCAATTCAAACCGTATCGGTTCAAGGGAATTTGGTTTTTGACGGAAGCCGTCCGGTGAATGATGTGGTGAATGCCGTGAAGCAGAATATGCTGACCTACATCAATAACTTGGGCATTGGAAACACAGTGGTCAGAAACCGTCTAATCTCGCTCGCATTTGTAAAAGGCGTGAAGGACTTTACCTTGCTCTTGCCAGTGAGTGACGTGATTATTCCTGACGGCACGCTGGCTAGAACCACCGTGGGCAACATCACTGTTTCGTGAGGCTGAATGACTGATTTTATTGACCGCACAACAGAATTGAAAAGGTACTTCCCGAAGCCGTTTTACAATCTGAAGGACGGCCAGGGTCTTTCTATTCTGATTGAAGCGGTTGGCGCTCAACTCACCACGGCGACAAACGAAGTCGCGAATGCTCGGGATCAATTCCTGCTCGCCAGAGCGACCAAGAAGTACCTAGAAGATCATGGCGTCAACTTGGATGTGTTTAAGCCGCGTGGCTACAAGATGCCTGATTCGGTCTATCGCGAGCTAATTAAAATCGTCACCAACTCGCCCAAGAACATCGAGCGGATTTTCGAGCGAATCTTAGCACTATATTTCGGCGATAACGCTATCGACATTGGTCTAGCGAATGTCTACTCCTATCGCCCTAATGAAATGATCGTGGAGCTGAAAGCAAACGCTCTCATTATCGCGTCTTCTCGTGATCTGTATGGCACACATTACCTGCATCGAGATCATGGCGGATACGATGGCGACTCGATTGATCTATGGAACGATACGCTTCCGGTTTCACTCTCGGCAGGAGCGACCGGATTTACTCTTGCGGCGGTGCCTTCTGGAATGCCAACGGATGGCCTGATTCACTTCGGTCCAGCGTCCAGTCCAGATGAGATCAAAGGTTTTACGCGAGTCGGCAATGTTGTCACCTTCACAACGCCAACCAAGAATCCCCACACACTTGGGTCAGCTATCAATGGGCCAAAATTTCCCGACGATTATCCGAATGGATACGTCTACGATGCCGAAATTCGTACTGATTTGGTCGGAAGTTATGCGGCAGGCGTGAGTGCGGTTCAAATTGGAGCGTTTCAGCCGGAGCGGCTTCCGCTGGAAGGAGTGGTGTACTTGGGGAATCCTGAGAATTCCAATTTTGAGGCCAAGGGTTACACGCGGGCCTCGCTTTCCAGCGTGAATCTGACCTTGAAGGGTGTGACGACGTTCGCACACAGCTCGGGCGACTCCGTAATCATTCCCAACTTCCCTCGTAAGATCAAAACGCAGCTCAATCAAAACATCACCGCTGGTCAGTCCTTCTCGGAGTTGACAGTGTTGAATGGAGCGGATTTTGGGATTGAGCGAGGAGCAATCAGGCTAAACCAGAGTTTCGGAAACGTCGAGATCGTGCCATTTATTTCGCGCAAGCTGAGTGACAACACGAAGCTCTTGATTGATCCTGGGTATACGTTTCAATTCGATCATATGATGGGTGAAAAATTGCAGCTTATGGCGAGGAAGACGCGACCATCCACAGACGGATTAAACTGGCCGTTTTACTTGAACGACACCGATTCACTTAGACAGCAGTTTTTCAACCTGCTTCGGCGTTTGAAAGCCACGGGTGTAAAGATCGTTTTTGAGTTACTGTAAGACGGGTAAAATTGATCTAAGCAGAGGGTAGCATGGCACTGAGAGATATGTTCAAACGGGATGCGGCATGAGCCTGAATAGATGGCGCGTCAACTTCGAGGGTAATGAGCGGGTAGACCTCCCAGACTTCCGTGCCATGATGGCTAGGGCGTTTGCGGACTTTGACCTTCTGGTTAGGACCTTCATTGATAATGCTGTCGTCCCCAGAGTGCTCAAGCGTTATCAGCAAGGTGTTCATACAGCCAACGTGTTCAAGATCGTGCGCGATCAGAGCCGCGCCATCATGGACAAGGATCAGCAATGGCTTTCAATCAGCCCTGACTCAATGGGCTCTACTGTGGATCTGGCAGTTGGTAGCGGTGATACGAGCTACATTTCTGTCAAAATCCTGACTACAAATGATGATCTTCAGACTCGTGCTTTTTGGGATACCGATGTTGGACTGACCGGCGAGGAGTTTTTCGACGAGATCAATGTCAGAACCCGGCTAGATGAGCAGTTTACCGTGACCACAGGCGCTCCTGCTTCGGCGTCACTTGGATGGATTCCTCTGTTTGAAGTTGTCACCGATGGCGGCGGTAACGTTACCAGCGTCACTCGAATTGACGACTTATTCTGGAAAGCGCGGTCTTTTTCCCTTCCAGCGCCGTCCTTGCGGTCGGACGTGTATGAGTCATCTCTGACCGATCTTCGCTCATTCATTGATTTCCTGGGCGCGCTTTTGAGCGAGGTCAAGGGCACTGGTTCTGCAATTGAAAGCGCAACGTGGTCGAACCTGAAGCTGCTTCGTGAATACCAGAACATTTTTTACACAGGCGGCGGGCTGATTTCCTGGGAAATCGCAGCGGCGGACACCCTTCGGTTCACCGACAAAATTTTTGTCAAGATTGCCGGTCGAGCGGACACCTACGAACTGGGTATCACAGGAAACAATGATTTTGTTCTCGCCGATGGCGAATGCTTGTATGTGGATATTCCTGAAGGCGCTGGACCGACTCTTACGCCGGTTGTTGCGGCCATTGAGGATGTGCCAGTCAATCCAACTGATGTGGGCTTTAGTCCTCGAATTATGGTCCTGTTCTATCGTGAAGGCGGGACGATTTACGGCACGCTCGATATTCCTGAGATCAGTTCTGGAGAAACAGTTGTTATCGGACAGGACCTTCCGACTGATATTCGCACGCGCCTTGGCATCACAAGTGAGAGCACTTTTGAAGCGTATACCTCGACGTTCAAAATCTTATTAGGTGACAGTTACGCCACAGCCATTTCAAAGCTGGATGCCGCGATCAATGCCGAAGAGATAGCGAGAGCAGCGGGTGACTCAAACCTTCAAAGCCAAATCAATGCCATTCAAAATGATCGAGCGAAAGAAGAAGGCTTCACTGTTGGAGTTGGCGGACAATCAGTATTCAATGTTGCAGGTTTTACTTGGGACGCAGATCAAACCGTCTTTGACCTCGTTGTACGAGTCAATGGCGTCCAAGTTGAAATGGACCCTACCGGCGGATTTAATCGGGATTATAGAAAAAATTCCGACTCCCAAATTGAATTTGCTTACACTGTTCCAGAAAATGCTCGTGTTGTTATCCGTCAAGAGCGCACAGGCGGCGGTGGAGGCGGTGGGAGTGATCTTGAAAACATCAACGTCGATCCAAAGCCAGATACCAATGGGGCAAGATCGTTAGGTGCGGTAACTAAGGCGTGGCAATATTTGTATCTGAAGGACGCGGCTACTTCTCAGGTTTATCGGTTTGAAATCGTGAATGGCGTCTTCAATATCGAGGAGGTGCCGTAATGGCTGTCAAAATGAAGACAACGGCACTGATTCTTGATCCTATTTCTCCAGCGCAAGCACCGGCTGGTTCAATTTATTTAGATCAGAGCGCAGGCAATACATTATCTACCAAGTCCACTGGAGGATCTGAGGAGCCAATTGGCTCAGTGCCGACTTCTTCCAATATCTTTTTCAAGCAGATGGAAGCCGCTGGCGTTATCGCAGTCAATCGGCCTGTGGCAAAACTTGCAAATGGAAAAATTGTTCAAGCGGACTCAGACGGAGAACAAAATATCATTGGATATTCTCTGGCCGCCGCTTCGGCAGATGGGGATTTGATTAATGTTCTTACTCTAGGAGCCAACTTAGCGAACGCAATTCAGGGCCTCGGTTTTACTCCTGGTGAGGAAATTTTCTTGGACGAAAGTGGAGGATACACGAATGATCCAGACACGTTCTCTGGGAATGATGACAGCATCATCAAGGTTGGAGTTGCAGACTGTGCTGCTGGTGTTGCGAGTGGTGTAGCTACGGATCTTATTTGTTTTGCGGAGGTTGTGGCACGTCCGTAGACTATGAAACAAAAAAATATGAAAGGATGTTTCAATGGCAGCTATTAATTTTCTTGTAGTCGAAGGTGGGAAAGAAAAACGAAGGCAATCAGATGCGCTAACGCCAGACTTTTTGTCGATTAGGCTTGGCGCAAGCAATCTTCCTATCGCAGAGAATTCTGGAAATTTAGATTTTGGCAGTATTCGACTGGTTTCGGTTGCCGACCCTGTTAATCCTCAAGACGTTGCCACTAAAGCCTATGCAGATGGCATAGCAGCGGGCCTAGATCCCAAGGCTTCGGTGAGATATGCCACTCTCTCGAACATCGCCTCCATTGCTTCTGCCAACCAGGCTACAATTGAAGCGGCTTTGGATACGGTAAGCGCATCCGCTCCCACTCTGGTCAACGGTGATCGAGTTTTGGTCAAAAATCAGACCAATCCGGTTGAAAACGGCATTTATGCTTTCAACGGTACGAATCTGGTTCGTGCGGCTGATTTTGACGGTTCTCCTTCCAATGAGGTTTCTGGCGGCGCACACACTTTCGTGGAAGCTGGTGACACTTACGCTGGCGCAGGCTTTGTGGTGGTCGCGGATGGTGTCGTCGTCGTGGATACCGACGCGATTAACTTCACTCAGTTTTCTGGCGGCGGCCAGATCGTCGGCGGCGCTGGTCTTCTGAAAACTGGAAACCAGCTTGATATTGAGCTGGCGACCGATCCAGCACTTGAGTTTGACGCTGTAGGCGTTGGCGGAAAACTGAGATTCAAAGCAGATGGAGTCACCCTTGAGCGGCACGCTGATGGCGCTAGGATCAAGGATCTTGGCGTTTCAACAGCGAAATTGGCCGACGATTCGGTGACTAAAGAAAAAGTCAATGCGGACGTTGCCGGAGCGGGTATCGGCCAGAATGTTGACGGAAGCCTTGAAGTCAACGTTGATGACGTAACCATTGAGATCGCTACTGATACGGTGCAAGTCAAAGACGGTGGTATTGGCACCGCTAAGATTGCCAATGCAGCGGTTGATGAAGACAAATTAGCTACTTCAGTCGCCGGCGATGGCTTGACCGGCGGTGCAGGTTCAGCTCTGGCTGTTGGAGCTGGCGAGGCGATCAAGGTCGCTGCTGATAGCGTGGCCGTTGATTTTGCAATTGCCAAGATCAACGACAATGCCGGTGCGATCACCGTAGGTCAGATTGTCTATGTGAAGGCCAACTTCAACGTCGATTTGGCTCGGGCTGATGTTACTGATCTGGACGACGCGGAGCTGGGAATTGTCGAGGATGCTTCAATCGCTTCAGCCGGATCTGGCAAAATCATTTTCAGACGTGGTGCAATCGTGGGCGGTTTTACTGGATTAACTCGTGGTGAGGTCTTTGTCAGTCGGACCACGGCTGGCGGCTACACTCAGGATATTTCAAACTTTGTTGCAGGAGAGTCCGTATATGTGATTGGGCGGGCAATTTCGGCAACCCAGATTGTCTATGATCCTGAGTTTCGCTACCTCATTGGGTAAGTGGTGAAAGGTAGATTCGATGCCTGGATTTAAAATTGCTCTCCTCGAAAAGGAGACAAATAAATTCAAAAGCTCTGACATTGACCCCGCCTCCCTGCAAGGGGGCGGGGGCTTTGTCGATGAGCATTTTGATGTAGGGCCAGGTGGTCAGTCTAATTTTACGGTAGCTCAGGCTTTCACCGAACAAAGTAAAATTGATGTATGGCGAAACGGAATCAAGCAGCGTGAAGGGTCTGGAAACAGTTGGCAAAGAAACACCAGTTTAAATAGAATAGAATTCACTAGCACTGTTCCAGAGAATGCGCATGTTGAGGTTCGAGTTTACTTATAAGAGGTTAAAGAATGCCTAAGACTTATCCGCAATCAGACCAGATCGTTAACGAGATAGCATTATCTCAACTCGGTTCTCCTGCACGCCAAGAGCTGGACGACACGCTTGCGGCGATCAATCAAAATTTCCAGGCTCCTCTGAAACTCAGCGCAGCTTTCCCGACGCCTGACGCGAAACTCTACTTTCTGGCAAGTGAAATAGAGGCAGCGGACGGGACAGGAAAGAGCGTCCCTCCAGTCAGTAACTCTATCCAAGCATTTCCTGCTACAACGATTGATTTTCAGACCGGAGCTGTAGTTGGCGGCACCGTCAATATCACTTTCCCAAGCTCAACTGTTGGTCAGTTTCGCCGATGTGCGTTTTCTTATTCAGCAGGCGCTTTAACCGCCACTTTTTCAGCCGAAGCTGCATCTCTAGGTGCGCTGGTTGACCCTGGCACGTTGTTTTCGGCTGGCCTTCCAGTTGGATGGATTGACCTTGAGTGTACAAACTCATCTGGCCAATTCAAAACGGCAGGCTCCGCCACAAACATTATTGAAAACGCCGTAGGTGGAACCTCCCGCATTGTTAATGTGATGGGTGGAGGAACAGGTGGAGG